GTCGCATCGCTATCGACGTCCACGTCGACGGGATTGTCGTCGGCGACCAGCTCGATCACGTCGTTGTCTACGTCGACGTCAACTGGAATCGGCTCGCTGTCGACCGGTCTGAGCACGGCCAACAGTTCCGTGACGTCGCTGTCGACGTCGACCTCGAGCGGCATCAGTACCGCTCAGAGCGGCGTCAATTCGCTGTCGACTGGCCTGTCGACCACCAACAGCGCAGTCACTTCGTTGTCGACGTCCACGTCGACGGGGCTGAGCTCGCTGTCCACGGGTCTGTCCGCGACCAACAGCAACATCAGTTCGCTGTCGACTTCGACCTCGAACGGCCTGAGCACAGCTAACAGCAATATCTCGTCGCTGTCCACTGGGCTGAGTTCGCTGTCGACCGCAGTCAACGGCGGCGGGACCAAGTACTTTCACGCCAACTCGGCGCAGCCGGACAGTCAGGCGCTGGGGACGAACGCGATCGCCGTCGGACCGGCGGCCACGGCATCCGGCGCAAGCGGTATCGCGATCGGCGATACCGCGAACGCGGCTGCAACTGGCGCGGTGGCGATTGGCCAGACCGCCGTTGCAACGGGTGGTCAGGCGGTCTCGATCGGTGTTGCGAATACGGCGAGCGGCGACGGCGCGGTCGCGATCGGTGATCCGAACGTCGCGACGGGTACTGGTGCGGTCGCGCTGGGCGCGAACAATTCTGCGAACGGCCAGGGCGCCGTTGCGCTCGGCAATGCGAACGTGGCAACCGGGACAGGCTCGCTGGCGCTCGGCAGCACATCGACGGCGGCGGGGGGCGGCTCGATCGCGTTGGGCACGAATGCAATCGCGAACAATGCCAACGATGTCGCGCTGGGTTCCGGTAGCGTAACCGCAGCCGCGAATCCGGTCGCCAGTGCGCTGATCGCCGGTCAGACGTATTCGCTCGCCGGCGGTTCAGCGACAAGCGTGGTGAGTGTCGGTGCGCCGGGTGCAGAACGACAAATCACCAACGTCGCGGCAGGGCAGGTTTCCGCCACGTCGACCGACGCGGTGAACGGATCGCAGATGAACGCCGTGACCCAAGCGCTGGTATCGTTGTCGACTTCGACAGCCAATGCGTTGTCGACGACGCAAAACGGTCTGAGTTCGTTGTCGACAGGGCTGAGCACGACGCAGAGCAGCGTGAGTTCGCTGTCGACGGGCCTTAGCACGACGAGCGGTAACGTGTCGTCGCTGTCGACCGGCTTGAGTACGACGCAGAGCGATGTCGCGTCGCTGTCAACGGGACTGAGTACGACGAACAGCAATCTCGCGTCGTTGTCGACTGCGGTGTCCAACGGAGGGATTCACACCAACGGCGCGGGCGGCACGTCGATGGGGCCGGGAGCCGACGCGTCGGGCAGCAACAGCACGGCGGTCGGTGGCGCAGCGTCTGCTTCGGGAGCCAATGCAACGGCGCTTGGCCAGGCGTCGAACGCATCGGGCAATAATTCGACGGCATTAGGGCAAGCATCGAGTGCATCCGGAAGCGGCTCCACCGCGGTGGGGCAGGGCGCGAGCGCGTCGGGCGATGGGTCCTCGGCATTCGGCCAAGGGGCGATTGCCTCCGGCACGAACTCGACGGCGCTGGGCGCTCATTCGACGGCATCGGCGCCGAATTCAGTGGCGATCGGTGCGAACTCGGTAGCTTCCGCGCCGAACACGGTGTCGTTCGGGTCTCAGGGCCATGAGCGTCGACTGACGAACGTCGCACCGGGGATGGACGGTACCGACGCAGCGAACATGAGCCAGCTTTGGGGCGTGCAATCGAGCGTAGACCAAGCCGCGCGCCGTGCGTATTCGGGTGTGGCGGCTGCCACCGCGCTGACGATGATTCCGGAAGTCGATCCTGGCAAGACGATTGCAGTTGGGATCGGTGCCGGCAGCTATCAAGGGTATTCGGCATCCGCGATCGGTGTGTCCGTGCGGTTCTCCGACAACCTGAAGGCGAAGCTCGGCATGGGGATCAGCAGTCAGGGCAGCACGTACGGCGGAGGCATCTCGTACCAGTGGTAAGGCGGCGACTGACGCCATGGACGAGGGACGATTCGTCCCTCGTCCGCGTATCGATGGTATCCAAAAGAAGGAATGAGGATGAGCGGCATAGACCGATTCGCGCTGAATCTGGTGGTGAGCGCCACGGGCGCTGACATGTTCGAGTTGGCGATATATGGATTGTTGCCGGCAAGATTATCTCCGATCGGCACGATTCCGCTTTGGTGCATGGCGGCGATGGCTGCGGTACCGGGACGGCATGCTGATCCTGCTGACGCCTTGCGTGTTTCGACCTTGGATATACCGTCCGACCTGGGTATACCGGAATCTTCCCAGCGAGCAGGCGGCTTGGAACGGATGGCTACAGGGATAGGGGTTGGGTCCGGCGGTCGGCGCGGTGGCTTGGACCAAGTGGTTTTGATGAGGAATGGGCGAGATGAGACACCTCTTGGTCAGCGAGCATTGGAATAGTGTCGATCTGGTTGATATCGCATGGCTGCTGGATTACGGCGATGTGGTCGGGGCAAGTGAACCGCCGATGTCGAGACAGGCTTGGGCGGCATCCGATCCCCGTGAACTGATGCTATGGGCGCGTGCGATGAGCTTGCGTGGGCGACGCGTAGACACGAACGATACACTGGCGCGGGCATTCCAGGTCGATCCCGCGTCCGTCGAGGCGCATGTCGAATATGCACGACCGGCCTTGAATGGCGGAGATTCGGCCGGAGCGCTCGTATGGTTCCGGAATGCGTACGAATTTGCTGAACTGTCGTCGTCGTGGGTACTCGAGTGGGTCAAATTGCCGACGCGTCACGCGCAGCTCGAGCGCGCGTTGGCGATGGCCGATCGATACTGCCGGGCAAAGCCGGCGGACGCGGAAGGATGGTTCCGGTTCGGTTATGCGTTGCAACTGGCCGACCGCTTGCCCGAGGCCCTCGATGCCTATCTGTGTTGCGGACGCGTTTCTGCCTTCGACACTCGATGCATGACCGAGCTGCGATTACCACCTGCCGCCCGGCAGCTTATCGATGCTTCTGGAACATTGAACTGCGGGACTTGCCATGTTTCGCTTCGTGTCTAAAAGCAGATCCGGCGAAGGTGGCCGCTTGGCGAGCGAAACTGAGCACTTCAAACTATCTGAAAGTCGGTTTGGTCTGGAGGGGCAGTCGAACACGTCAGCGAGACCGGACGAGAGCCGCTGCGCCCGAAGTCTACCGAAAGGCGCTTGCGTATGCCGAAGATATTGAATTCTTCAACCTTCAGATCGATGCGCCTGACACGCTTGCAGTGCCGAAATCGTCCGACCTGCGAGTCACTGATTACCGCGCGGACTTCCGGCCATTTGACGATACGGCCGCATTTCTCAAGAACCTGGATCTGGCCATCACGGTATGCACTTCGATCGCCCATCTCGCGGGAGACCGGGCATTCCGAATTGGCTCTTGCCGGACGTGAATCCGCGCTGGATTTGGATCGCGATTGGCGAAGATAGTCCGTGGTATCCGTCGATCCGGCTGTACCGGCAGCCGACGTTCGGAGAATGAGCGCCGGTCTTGCAGCGAGTCGCGAGGGATCCGGCGAGATTGGCCGGAGCTGGGGGTTTTCTTTGGATAGCTAACGCCGATGCGTCGTCCGGCACAACGGCTTGAGGATGTTGGTAGGAGGTCTTCAATGAACAATCGATCGGATGTGGTTGACATTTTGAATGTCAAGGAGGTAGTGACGAATCGATATCTGGATCTGATGAAGCGGCACCGAGCGTTGCAGGAGGAAATTGCTGCGGTACGTCGACATGATACGCGTGAAATCGTCACTTGCATTGTTCAGATGATGATGATGTACGAAATTTGCCTGGACGATATCAGCGATGCCTTGCCGCGGCAGCAAAGACTAGGGCTGAGACGCAGGCGTACGCCGAAGTACATGGACCCGGAATCCGGAAGGACATGGTCGGGGTATGGACGTCCGCCGAGGTGGATGGCCGGGAGGGATCCCGCTGAATTTCTGCTGCCGGCAGCATCGGAGCAGCCCCTCTGAAACACCGGGCACAGCCTCTTGCTTGAAATAACGGGTAGGCATAAGACGGTGTTTTTGACAATTGCAATTAAAACGTGCGCACATATGCATTCTTTTTTATTGAGCTTAAAGTGTTGAGGTGGTCGCGGTGCAATTCTAATGCTTTAGGATGTAAGAATTTCTATTCGTATTGCCTCATTTCTTCTGGGCTTCCTTGCCGATGCAGAACTCTCCAGGGCGGATCTGCCATCGGCTGGAGAGCAGTTCGGGCAAGTTCGCGATCCCGTTATGTCAGGTTTCCAACACATCGAATCAATTTTAAAACGTAGTCTAGGCAAGTAGTCAGGATGCCTAAACAAATAATGACATTCTGATTGCTGACACTCATGCGAGAGTGACATCGCTCGTGGTTGGTTCCTTCGTGATCGTCACGCTCCGGCTGCTTAAACCTCAACAACTCGAGAAACTCCATGGATAACGGTCTAGATCTCAAGAGAAGGCGTGTCATGGTGGCCGCGGGACTAACGACTGCGGGCATCGCGACTGCCTCGTTGTTCAAGATGGCAAAGGGCAGTACGGACGGTGGGACCCTGTCGCAAAGCGTCGGCATGATAATCCCGGAGAAGGGCGATCCCGTCCGTGGCATTTTCTCACCAGTCGTGGACTGGCCCTTCATCCCGATCCATGCGATCCTGATGAAGGATGGCCGCATTCTGACCTATGGCAGCACCAAGCAAGGTTTCCAGTCTGGCATGTTTTTCTACGATGTCTGGTCTCCCTTCCTGGGCGGGAGTCCGAGTGCGCACCAGACATTGCCGAACACGACCCGGGTAGACTTATTTTGCAGCTCACAACTCAACCTGGCCGACGGCACGGTGGGCATCTTTGGCGGTGACGTCACAGTCGGGAGCAGTGACAGCACCGGCTACTCTATCAATGCGTTCACCAATTCGTCCATCACCATATACAATCCGGATGCGTCGGACGCGAGCCAGCAGTTGGCTAAGCAAGCCAACCAAATGCTGCTTCCTCGGTGGTACTCCACCGCGACGGTGCTGCCGAACAACGAAATCTATCTGCAGGGCGGGACCGGTGGTAACACCTACCCCGAGATCCGAGGCGTCCCGGACGGTGTTCATCGCCTGTTGAACGGAGTCTATACCGGCGTTTACGACGACTGGTATCCGCGCAACTTCGTTGGCCCGAACGGCAAGATATTTGGCAAGACAGGTGCATCGCTCTTCGAGGTCGATACCAAGGGGAACGGTTCCGTCCGGACGTTGAACAGCACTGCGCCGTACAACCCGTTCGCCGCCGGTAGCCGGGGTGAGGCCGTCGTGATGTTCGCACCGGGCAAAATCCTGGTGGTTGGTACGGGCGGCGACGCCCGCACCGCCAGTGTGATCGACATCAACAAGATGGAGACATCTGGCTCGGGCGCGTCATCGACACCCAGTGTCATCCCACTCGTAACAGCGACATCAAGATTGAATCGCCCCAGAACCTGGGGGCATGCGACTGTCCTGCCGAACGGGCAGGTGTTCGTCAACGGCGGATCGATGGGATACAACGAGTTGGCGACCAGCAGCTATACCGCCGAACTGTATGATCCGGCGACGAACACCTGGGCGGACGGCGCGGTTGCTGCGCATTCGCGTATGTATCACGCAATTTCACTGCTGCTGCCTGATGGGACAGTGCTGACGGGCGGTGGAGGCGCCAGCACCCCCACCTACCCGGGGCCCGAATTTCCGGTCAATGCGAATGCGGAAGTCTACTATCCGCCTTACCTGTTCAACGCGGACGGCACGCGTGCGTCCCGCCCGGTGATCGATTCGGCGCCCGCGGCGATAACCGCCAACCGAATTTTCACGCTCACATCGCCCGATGCTGGCTCGATCGGGCGCATGACCATGGTGAAGACCGGATCGACGACCCACTCGTTCAATATGGAGCAACGCTTCGTCGAACTGAACTTCACCCGGCAAGGAGCGCAGTTGTCCGCGACATTGACCAACGACCGGCACCAGTTTACACCCGGCATGTACATGCTTTTCGTGATCAACGTGAACGGCGTGCCGTCCGTCGCGAGTTTGGTACGCGTCGATCCGGATCCCGTGCTCGCCGCGACCGCGACGCGGACCCTTCGCATCATGCCCATGGGGGATGCCATCACCTATGGATACATCAATCTGCCGGGGACGAAATACTCAGGTTATCGTGCGCCACTGCAGGACCTGCTCGCACAAGCGAATCTCAACTACCAGTTCGTGGGTTCGATGTATGCGGGGAACGGTGTCTACGGAATCGACACTCACCACGAAGGCCATCCCGGCATGCTGATCGCCGACATGACGGCAAATGCCGCAAGCTGGGTGACGGCGGCTAAGCCCGATGTCGTCATGCTGCAAATGGGTTTTACCGACATGCTGAACAATTACCTGGTCGATACCGCACCATCGAGGCTCAGAAAGCTGATCGATACGATCCGCGCAGCCGCGCCCGGAGCGAAGATCATTCTGTCGACGCTCGCACCCACCCCGGATGCGGCGACGCAGGCCCGCATCAACCAGTTCAATGCGCAGGTGGTCAGTCTCGCGAACGACGAAGCCGCGCAATTCAAGGATGTCTTCCTGGTCGACAGTTCGACGCTGATTCCGAAGGTCGGCGTGGATTACTACGACATGCTCTATCCCAACGACAACGGTCACACGAAGATCGCGAAAGTATGGCGAGATGGGATTGTGCGTGCGCTGGGATCGCCGTTTACGTCCAAGTCGGCATGAGCGTGCGGCGATGGCTCCGTCCATTTCGCCAAGCGTCGTCGGCCCGGATCGGTCATAGGTTCAGCTTTGAATGAGGACAACATGAAGAGCGTTACCCGTACGATTCGAATAGCTGTTGCCGTGAGCGCAACCTGCGCGTTGGCCGCGCGAGCAAGCGTGCCGTCGGCTGAGGTCGAGGCAGCGGCTGCGTTCGCCCCCCCTCGCTTGCTCAAGGTCAGCGGCGCGCTCAGGCAACCCCCCACAACGAAAGGGGAAGCGCCCATCGCTTCCGGGACATCCCGACGAGATCAGGAGATCATGGAACTGCGGCGCCGCTTCAATGCCGCAGCGGATCCAGTGACACATCGCATGTCGCTTGCGCGGGCCCGGCAAACTGGCTGGGACGGCGTTGCCAAGCATTTTAGTGAAATCGATCAGTCTGGCCAGGGCACGGTGAGCTTTGACGAACTAGCGCTGTATCTCAGGAATCAGCGGCATCCTGCATTCGCCAACTAGTGTCCTCCGATGGTTCGCGAACAAAGTTGATGCAGTTTTTCGAGGATGAAAGCGGCAGAGGCGGTCCGGACGAATTGCTTGCAGTTTTCGTTGTAGTGGGAGACGACTTGCGGACTGAACGGCTTCCAGCAAACAGTGCGAGGCGCAGCGCCGCGGATTATCTCGAATCAGCCTATGGCGCCGCAGAGCGGCACGCTCGCCGCGTTGGCGAGCCTATCGCGCTCGGCGTACCAGTATCCCGGTCACCGCGACCCGCAGACTGCATTGCGGCAGCGCATGTGTGAAAGCGCGGCGACGCGGCTACGATGTGGATATCGGAAGATACGCGTGCTGCTCCTGCGGGAGGGTTATCGGGCCAGCAAGAATCGGCTGTACCGTCTGTATCGAGAGGAAGGTCTGTCGTTGCGCTACAGACCAAATCGCAAACGACGCGCTCAGATGAGCCGCCCGGCACGCGCGAAGTCGACGGCGGCAAATCAGGTGTGGAGTTTGGACTTCGTCGCCGACCAGCTTTCGAGCAGCCGGGGGAGGCCGCGCACTGACATATGGTGCCTGTATCGATCGCGGTGGTCGATCGGCTACCGCTTACGCGGAGCGGCAAAGTCGACCGGACGGCGGCGATTCGGCTGGCAGGCGAGGGGCAGGTGGCCGAGCCGACAGTCGCGGCTAGCCCGCTCGAGGCGCTGGTCGCCATGCAATGGGCCGAATTGCTGACGGTCAGCTCGATCGGCGTCGAGCAGGACTTCTTCGCGGCTGGCGGGCATTCGCTGCTCGCGATGCGCGCGCTGTCGCACCTCGGCGCCCGAGTTGCCGGGCTCTTCGGCGCGTACGGTGACGAGGGCGTCGAGGATGTTCATCTGGTTTCGTCGTTGCTGGCGTCGCTGATTGTGGCGGTAGCGGTTGTGTGTGGCGCGAATCGACTGTTCCGGCGTCCGAGTCGTGGGAATTGAAGATGCAGCTTGAATTGCTGGAGCGGCCGTATCTGTCGGCGCAAGAGCTGGCCGACGTGGCTCGGGATATAGGAATCTCTACTGGGTGATCCGCAATACTCGGCGCGGAATCCATGACGCGAAGCGACGGCGCGTATATTACGAGATTGCCGAGCATAAAAAACGCCTGCTCATGGCAGGCGTGTCGAAGGAGATGATTTTGGGCTTGCTACGCTGTTGCCGGACGCGTGATTGTCAGGGACAGGGCGGCTTTGATTGCCCGAATCGTCGCGATCAGTCTACGTATGTACAACATTTGACATAATAGTTAGACTGATCAATCACCAAAGCTAACTTTAGCTGGCGTTACACCTGCGGGACCAAGGCCCCGCAAGCGTTAGCGGGTAGCGCCAGCCATCGAAAACCCTTGGAAAATTTTTCCAAAAGCCCCGACCACACAGCGCGGGCCTCGTCGCTTTTCGCCCGCTCAACTTGCATCGCGAACAGCACTTCGGCTGGCTCGATTTCGCAAATGTGAGCGATCCTGATCGCCATCGAATCATCGAAGTGACTCCGCCCCTTGCGGTAGTTCGTGATGGACGATTGACCGACTCCCAGCAGCTTTGCGAGAGCATAGTCTGAGGGAAGGTCGCGCTTGATCTTCGCCAGATCAAGGTAGTAGTCGCAGTTCTTCATAGAAAAACCCCTTTCAATTCAACCCGATGCAACGGTACTGCAAGTGCCTTGATACTGCAACATGCATGAATTTTGCACGTGCTAGATGCTTGCATGCTTTTCTGGTCTTGCAGTATGCTTGCGCCTGTCGACTCGGCAGCCGGTTCCCAACCCCGCCGGTGCTGGACTAGCTATCCAGCCGCCGGTCGACTTTCAAGCGGTACACCGTTCAAGGGGTTGAGAAAGGGGAAGTCAAATGCACGTTTCGCTGCAACAAACGCTTACATTTTCGGCGCTGGTGCGCCAGACGATTGAACCGTATTTCCGTGCGTTCATGGATGCGATGCTTGGATTAGTCCGCAAGTGGACGCAAGCGCCGGGCGCGCTTTGCGCAGGGTGGACAGCATGAAAACGATCGTGAACGAACTACGCGACGAGTTGCGCACCGCACACATCATCATCCGCAGCGCACTTTCGGTTGCGACGTTCGACCAGAAGATGGAATGGGCGAACATGAATGAGCGTGATGATGTGATCGGAGAGGGCATCACGCGTGCCAACGAACGGCAAGCGGCGATTGACGGCGACGACGCCGATTTACTGTATCGCGAATTGACCTGCGCAGATCGGATCATCGCGAACGTCAAGGCGCTGCTGTCGGAGCACCAGTGCGAGCTGTGGGATGTCGCGATCCGCCACGCTGGTGTGGTATCGCGGCGCCAGACGCGGGACGAAGTGCGCGGCGAAGTGTTGGCCCGCGCGGCGAACGCACTGTCCATCGCGAAGATTGGGTTAGATGTCGGCGATCGTGCGGGCGACCGAACCGTCGTCGTGATCAAGCCTATCCGCCAACTGTCGCCGGATGACGCGGCGGAACTGCGACGCCTGGCCGAAAGTCTTGCCGGACAGCGCCGCGGCATGCTGATGAAGTCGGAGTTCGACATGCACGCGTTTCTGCGGCGGCAGCGTGCGTTCTCGGAGCACACGTTCGGGCCAGGGCGTCGCACCGCCGGCGTGTGCAATCACATCCGCAAGGAATTGGCGGAAGTCGAGGCCGCGCCGGACGATCTGCGCGAGTGGGTCGATGTGATCTTGCTCGGGCTCGATGGTGCATGGCGTACCGATGCAACGCCCGAGCAGATCACGGCCGCGATATCGGCGAAGTTGGCAGAGAACGAACGCCGCGTGTGGCCGGACTGGCGCACGTCAGATCCAAATCGTGCGATCGAGCATATCGAGCAAGCGACGGAAGGTGGTCAGGCATGACGACGAAAAATGTGGTCGCAGCCTTCGATAACGACACGTGCAGAGCCGATTTCGTCGGTGAACCCGCTTTCAAGAAACCAGTTCGTCAACTGACGAACGTCAGGAACGATGTACACGCCAATGCGGCGATGCAGTTCGCCTGCATCATTGCGAACACCAATGACGAAGCGCGGTGCACATCGGCGGAATTCGCGCGGTGTGTCCGCATGAGCGATGCCGAGACATTCAACCAGTTCTGCATCGAATATGGGTGGCTGGAACTGCGCGTCGATAGTGGTAATGATCGGGTCCCAAGCCCCTGCGCGATCAAGCTTTTTCATAGGCGATTTGGCGGCACGAACCGGCGCGATCCGATCGAAGAACTGTCCTATTTGCTGAAGTGGATTTCGAAAGGCGGATTCGATGGTGTGCCTGCTTCCGCTGAATGGTTGTCGAAAGTCCGTGAGTATATCGCGCACCTGAAGGCGAGCCGCGCGACGGCGGACGCCAGCTCCTGACACAAATGAATTCAATCGAGGGATGATGAAATGCCTATTGTCTATAGCATTCCTAATCAACAAGAGGCGGAAACGATTGCGATTCGGCGAGTGATTCGCGCGAGCAACGCGGAACAAATGGCACGCCGTCGCGCGAGCGATGCGGTTGATGTCCATCGACAACGAGCGACGTTCAAGCGCATCGAGCGCGTTCTTTCGATCGTGAGGCTTGCATGACTGATGTCGATATCGCGCAAGCCCAGCCACGCGTCGTCGCGCCGGGTGTCGTCGAAGTCGGCCCTTTCGTTGAGCGGTACATGCGTGGCGGCTACTTCATCGTGAAAACGCCGTCGGGTTGCCGGGAATATCACTGGTGCGAGCAGCCCGACGCGAACGACACGACGTTCATGATGACGCGCGATGAAGCGCTACAGCTTGCGTCGCATCGGTGGTAGGGCATGGAGCAATCGAACGAGCGCGCGGCCGCTGAACGGCGAGAAGCGCTGTTCGAAGACCTCGCGGAACTTGGGATAGGTGCGGGTGTGTGCGTGCCTGCTTTCGTTGTGTACACCCCACCACGTACGGTACGCGGCGATCGAGCGGCAGCCCATGCGATGAACGAATTGCGACCGCTGCTCGCGAAGCTCGCGCGGCGTCGGTCGATTCTGCGATAGGAGAGCAGATGAAGAAAAACGAGAAGACGTTGCCGCTCTGGGCGATCTGGTTGATTTCCCTCGTCGCGGTCATTGCGTGGTGCGGTGTACATGGTGAGCCAGAACAGCCGAAGCAGCAGGAGATTCGCCCGGTTTCATGCGCGTAGCGCGCGGTAATTGGGCCGACGTGTGGTCACTCGCTGTGCAAACTTTCGGCCTCGGATAGCACGGCGAGTTTTGGGCGGGGCGGCTTGGAGAGCGCCCCGTTTTTTTGAGTAGCTGCATTTCGCGCTTGATTCGAGTGAATGCGGTGCAGGAAAACTGAGAGAGGACGTGATGAGCCAGCAGATTTACGCAAAGATCAAGAGAACCAGTAAGTACTATGGGCAGACAAAGCCAGGCGAGCGTTTCCCTGTTCACGTCGAACAACAAGGGGAGTGGGAATACTCAGTTCACGGCAACCAAAACGCCTATAGGCTGCGTGACGTGAACTTGTTCGTCGTTGGCAAAGACGGCCGTGAGTTGAAAATCTCGTAACGACGCTTGATGCGAAGCAGCATACATAGCGATCGTCAACCGCGAAATGCGGAATTCCCGTTTTTATCTGATTTGGAGCCGTTGCGTGGATAGCGTCCGCAACCCTCGCTCAACACTTCATGTAGTCTCACTGTCTGGCGGAAAGGACAGCACCGCGACGCTGCTCGCCGCGCTTGAGCTGTACGGCCGCGAGAACGTGCGTGCCGTGTTCGCAGACACGGGCAATGAGCATGAGTCGACGTACGAGTACGCGCTCGAGTATCTGCCACGCGCGCTTGATATCAAAGTCAACGTCGTACGCGCGTCCTTCGAAGACGAATTTGCGACAAAGCGCGCGAACCTTGCGCGGATCGCCGCCGGCGAGCCGGAGTCGGCCGTCTACGGCAAGCGCGCGTTCATGTACAACTGGACGCCTCAGGCGGCTGCGAGGGCGCTGGAGTTGCTGCATCCGACCGGCGTTCCGTTCCTCGACCTGTGCATGGTGCGCGGTGGCTTCCCGTCTCGCAACCGCCAATACTGCACTGAATACCTGAAGCGCAATCCGCTGACCGAGTATGCGATCGGCTTGATTGACCAGGGACACTTCGTCGAATCATGGCAAGGCGTGCGTGCAGACGAAAGCGACGCTCGGCGCTGGCTTCCCGCGTATGAATGGCGCGGTGGCCACTACGCTGTCTATCGCCCGATCCTGCGTTGGAACGTCGAGGCTGTGTTCGAGGCCCACGCAGCAGCCGGTATTCGCGCAAATCCGCTGTATCGCCAAGGAATGTCGCGCGTTGGCTGTATGCCGTGCATCAACGCTCAGAAGCGCGAAATCCGTGAGATCGCGCGTCGATTTCCCGAACACGTTGAGCGTATCGCCGAATGGGAGCGACTAGTCTCGACGGTTTGCCGCCCGCGTTCGCCGGTCTCTTTCTTTCACCTAGGCACGCAGGGACATACGGGGCAGGACAGCACCATCTATTCAGTCGTCGAATGGTCGAAGACGACCCGCGGCGGACGGCAATACGATCTTCTCGCCAATGCGGAGCCGCTAACGGCGTGCGCGTCGGAATACGGGCTCTGCGAATGATCTACGGCTCCGTTTGTTCAGGCATCGAGGCGGCTACAGTGGCATGGCATTCGCTCGGCTGGCGGCCAGCATGGTTCAGCGAAATCGAGCGGTTTCCGTGCGCCGTCTTGCGCCACCACTACCCAATGGTTCCCAACCTCGGGGATATGACACGTTTCAAGGAATGGCCTGATGCAGCTATCGATCTTCTCGTCGGCGGAACTCCCTGCCAGTCATTCAGTGTCGCCGGACTCCGCAAGGGGCTGGATGATCCGCGTGGCAACCTCATGCTCACCTATCTTGCGATTGCTCGCCGCTACGCTCCCCGCTGGCTGGTCTGGGAAAACGTCCCCGGTGTCCTGTCGTCTAACGGCGGACGGGATTTTGGAACCTTCCTCGGGGGCTTGGCAGAACTCGGGTATGGGTTCGCATACCGGGTTCTTGACGCTCAGTACGTCCGAGTGGAATCACACCCTCGCGCCGTCCCTCAACGACGACGGCGTGTCTTCGTTGTCGGACATCTTGGAGATTGGCGACGTGCCGCAGCGGTTCTTTTTGAGCGAGAAGGCATGCTCAGGCATCCAGCGCCGCGCCGCAAAGCGTGGGAAGGTGTTGCCGCCTGCCTTAGCGCACGCACTCAGAGCGGCGGCGGACTCGGAACCGACTTCGAGTGCAACGGCGGACTGATCGCGAGCACGGGCGACGTATCGCATTGCCTCAATGCAGGCGGGATGAGTCGGCAGGACTTCGAGACGGAAACGCTTGTTGCACATACGTTGAAGGGAAGTGGCTATGACGCGAGCGAAGACGGCACGGGGCGCGGCGTGCCGCTCGTCGCGCGTGCGTATGACCTTCAGCAGGTGACGAATCCAAGCAATCGGTCGAACCCGCGATCCGCTGACCCGTGCTTCACGCTTGCGGCTACCAGTGCACCGGTGATCGCCTTCGATTGCAAGGCAGGCGGTGACACGTCGTTCAGCATCGGCGATATCGCGGGCACGTTGCGCGGAGAGGGATTCGGCGGCGGACATGCGGCCGTCGCGCTGAGTTTGCGCGGGCGTGACGGCGCCAATCTCCCGGAGTTGTCGGGGGGCGTTACGCCGGCGCTGCGAGCAAGCCAGGGCGGAAGTGACAAGGCGCACGCGATGATCGGCTCGACGGTGCGGCGGCTGACGCCACGCGAATGCGAGCGGCTGCAAGGCTTCCCGGACGATTACACGCGAATTCCCATTCGTGAAATGCGGGCGCGGCCGAGCGGCAAACGCTTCCGAAAATGCCCGGACCTCTTTGCTGTCAATCTGGACGGTTCATGGACGGCGTATGTGGAAGACGGTCCGCGCTACAAGGCGCTCGGCAACAGCATGGCGGTGTCGGTCATGCGATGGATTGGTGGGCGTATTGATCTCGTCGAGCAGCTCACGACGGCAGCAGCGAGGGCCCGGTAATGTGGGTCTACGCGCGAGACGTTGCTGATGTCTTACCTGATATACCGGAAGCGAAGGTCGCTGCGAAGCGCCTGCCGGCGCGTTGGTATCGGCGCGCGCTGAGCCACGCGGAAGCGGCCGGCCGCGCGAGCGCGGTGAAGTTTGCACGGCCCGAGCAGCGAGTCGCGGATCGCATGTTCGACGTGTCGGAAGCAGCACGTGCGATTCGCGAGTTTCTCGACGAGCACGCCCCCGACAATTTCCCTGTCCGGCCGGACGCCAACGATTCCGAAATCTGTCTGAAGGCGCGCCGCATCGCGAACGATGTCTCGCTGCGGTCGCACGGGCTATCCGTTCTCGACGCACACATCGTCGCGGAGAACGCGTGCGCGATGTATGGCGTCGGCCTACCGGACTTCGAGCATCCGGCCGAGCGCGTCGCCCGCGCGCGCTGCGAGTTGTGGTGGCGGCGACAATTGCGCAAGAAGCATATTCGCGCGCTGGAACACAGCAACATACGGCTTCATTACGTTCATCGCAGGGCCGAGCCATACGCGAGCGACGACGCGGTACGGCGCCGTGTCGCGCAGAACCGCCGCAACGCGCGCACGCTGGAATCCGTCACGGTCGAGAACGAGAACGGCCAGCAATTCACGCTCGCAGAGTTGGCAGCCAAGGGCATATCGAACAAGGCGCTGAAACGCGGCGAGCTGTTCACGCGTTTGCGCGGTCTGGAAGAGCTCGCCGACGACGCGAAGCTCCGCGGCGTCATGTTCACGCTGACGTGCCCGAGCCGCTTCCACTGCGCCCGAACGACAGGCGGCGTAGTGGAGCCGAATCCGGTGTACACGGATGCATCGCCGCGGGACGCCCAAGCCTACCTGCGCAAGGTGTGGCAGCGCATTCGCGCGGAGCTGAAACGGGAAGGCATCGTGTTTTTCGGCATGCGCGTTGCGGAGCCCCACCACGACGGCTGCCCGCATTGGCATGGGCTCGTGTTCAGTGACAAGGTGGAGCGGTTTTGCGCGGTGATGCGCAAACACGGGCTGCGGGATTCCGGCGACGAGCCGGGCGCGCAGCTCCATCGCGTTCAGTTTGAATTGATCGACAAGGCGAAGGGTTCGGCTGTCGGCTACGTCGCGAAGTACATCTCGAAGAACATCGACGGCTACGCGGTCGGCGAGCACAAGACGAATGATGGCTACGTCATTCAGGCGGATATGTGGGACGGCGACGAAATCACGCCATCGCAGCGCGTCGAGACGTGGGCGGCGCTGTGGGGCATTCGCCAGTTTCAGCAGTTCGGCGGCGCTCCGGTCGGCGTGTGGCGCGAGCTGCGCCGCGTGAAGGAAGAGGACCTGCCGAGCGAGGCCGAGTCACCACAAATCCGCGCCGCGTGGGCGGCCGCGCAAAAGACCGACGAGCGGCCGGCAGATTGGGCGGCGTACTCGCGCGCCATGGGCGGTATCGCGGGCGAGGCGCGCATGGTCTATGTCCGGCACACGATCGAGCGGCGCGAAGGGCGGTACGGCATCGGCCCGGTGCGCGTGCCGCACGGCGTCGAGGCGATCGGCGTTGCACACATCATCGATGGGCTTTGCTCGTATCCGCGCGAAACGAAGATTTTCGTTCCATCGACGCGTCACGAGTGGCGGGTCGTTCGGCGCGGCGGCGAAGCCGCCCGCCCTTGGACTCGTGTCAATAACTGTACGCGGGACGGCGGGCCAGGGGGGGCCGCGACGGCTGCGGAAGCTGTACGGATCGGTGCCGACGGGGTAGGGAGCGGCGCGAAACGGGGTCATCGGAACCTGTAGAGCGAGGAACACCCTATGACGCATATGACGATCGAATGCCCGTGCTGCGGGGGCGAAATCGAGGCACGCCACACGGAGGGGATGTCGGCGACGCTGCGCCGCCTCTACTTCGTGTGCGACGACTGCGGCTTTCGAACGCCGGCCGGTCTCGAAATCCTGTTCTCGCTGTCGCCGCCGGCGCGGCCGCGGCCCGACGTCGCGCTCGAAGTCAGGCCGTCTGAGCGTCTGCGCGGCTGCGTCGATTCGCGCACGACGCTTCGGCTGGCGGAGGCGGCGAAGTGAGATTCACGATTGCCTGTCCTCACTGCGGCGCCCGCGGCATCGCCCGCGGGCTCGAACAGAAATCCGCGCTGGCGTGGGAAATCGACTATCAGTGCGACGACGTTGTGTGCGGCCATACGTACCGCGCACGGCTCGAAATGACGCCGACGGCGCCCGTGCAGCGGCGCGAGCGCGTCGGCGAACAGATGCGGCTCGCTGTCTGAGCTGCTGCGAGGTGGAGCGGTATCGACACGGTGTCGAAACGGCATCGAGTCGATATCAATTCGATATCGAACAGAGATAGGAGGGGTGATGATTCTGGCGGTGGGGAACCCGAAAGGCGGCGTCGGCAAGTCGACGACTGCGGTGCAATTCGCGCTCGGGCTGGCGCTCGACGGCGCGCGCGTGTGGCTCGTCGACGGCGACAGTCAGCGAACGAGCCTCTCGGCGATCACGGCTCGCGTAAATACCGGCCGACCGTTGATCGCGGCGTCGGCCTATGCCGACGGTCCGACGTTGCGCGCCCAGGTGCTGCAGCAGTGTATGCAGTTCGATCATGTCGTGATCGACGTCGGCGGGCGAGACTCCGGGGCGTTCAGGGCGGCTCTGACCGTCGCGGACGCGGTGCTGATTCCAGTTCTCCCGCGATCCTTCGACGTGTGGGCACTCGATGACATGGCGAAGTTGCTCGACGAGGCGCGCGCAGTGCGCGAGCTGCGTGCATTCGCTTTTCTCAACGCCGCAGATGTTCAAGGGGCGGACAATCGCGATGCTGAATCGATCATCGCGGGCTACGCGGGCATCGAATTGCTGCCGTGCCGTCTGCATCGTCGCAAGGCGTTCTCGAACGCGAGCGCGGCCGGGCTGCACGTCGAAGAAATGCCGCGTCGCGACACCGTCGCATGCGCGGAAATTGAACGTGTGCAGGATGTCGTGCTGCGCGCGAGTGGGGCACGCGCGAGTCGGTGAACCGACATCATGTCGATATCGAAAAGATATCGACATGATGTCGGAAAGATATCTATTAGATAGGGGTTGACATGTCCATTACGAAAAAACCGGCGCTTTCTCAAGACGAAGCGGCCATTTCCGCATTCATTTCCGGTGCGCCTGATGCGCGACCGGCAACGCCGCCGCCTGATGTGGCCGTGGAGCCGCCAAGCGCGGTTGCGCAGCGCCGCCCGAGAAAGAGAAAAATCAGCGTAGATATCGATGCTGAGTTGCTTGAGCGCGTCGACAGTGCGGCGCAGGCAATGGGCATATCGAGAAATGCCGTGCTCGCCTTGGGCGCGTCGCGCTTCGTTGGCGAGGCCATGCGCGATTGACGGCGACGCTCGCGTCACGATCGCGGTCCGCCCTGACAAATCTGACAGGGCTGATGCTCCGAAGTACATGCTACATTCCCCCGCGAAATACTCCGGGGGTTGTGAACATGGGTTTTGCGTTCATATGCGACGAGATAATGGTGACGCTTAGCTCCGAGATCTAGATCTGTCAATGTAAGGCCAAAGAGATTGGATAGCGCCTCTAAGCAGCCACGAAAGAGGGGGGATTTTTTTCCCCCCATTTCAATACAGGCTTTCCATCTTTGTCTTTTTCTGCCGTAAAGCTACTGAAGACAGTGTTTGAGTCTCCGGATTTTGAGTGGAATGTGACTCCATTATCGGTAATAATTATTACATTATCGCCGTCCTCTTCTCGCAAAATATGCTGCTTATAGCCAGCTGTCGTCTCATTATTTATTGAGGCCTCGACGATCGTCGAGACAACAAAGGCCGCCGCAGCAATTGCCAATGGCTCGGCCGCTCCGCCAGTCGTCGCGGCTGAGACAACCGAGGCGACTATTACCGCAAGAGGATTTATGATTTTTTCGAGAATGACTTCAAACTTGTCGATGATATCTCGAAAATTATTGGGGGTCGTTATGTGCCCGTAGCCGTCGCTAGTGACCCATGTAACCAGCCACCAATCCCTTCCGGTTGAAAAGAGGCCGATGTTGTAGGAAACATCCATGGTTTCTCGTGTTGTTTCTCCTTTTTTTATCGGGCCGGAAAAATAATGTTTATCTTTGAAAACGCTACTATATTTATGGCCAACACCTACCGCCAATATATCCTTGCTTGAGTTGTTTAAAATCCTCACAGCAGCTTCTTTTCTCTTTGTGGTCCATTCCATGGTGCCCCCGGAGGCTCTCTGTGAAATTTTGGGTCGTTACTCAACTCTTTATGTTTAGAATATAATCGACATTTAGTCAAGCGAGTAAAATTTATATTGAATTTGCGTTAATTATTGAGGAAATTTGATTAATTTCGGGGTGTGTGTCCGAGCACCATCAGGCGACGAGGAACATTCATGCATCAGTTCGCGTTAAAGTGCATGGAAACGCACGAATTCGCTACCGCGTGAAATCGCCGGAAGCCCCACGCCAATAGGCGCTAGCGCGGTGGGCGGCTGGTGCATGAAAACTGCCCCATCAAGAAAGTCCGCAGGCGAGGAGGGGGACCGCGCAAAGGCCGCCGCGGCGATCGCCGGCGCGTGGGCGGGCCGGACCCTCAAATGCCCCCGTGCGACCGCGTCACGGCCTCGTGGAACCGCTCATGGCGCGCGGCGGGAACGCGGCCACCCCGCCAGCGCCAAGCCGCTGTAGGCCCTCTATCCGCACCGACGGATTCGCCCTATACCGCTTTCGCGGCCTCGCGGCAACAGTGTTCGGGACAATGGGACGCCAGATGGGACAACGGGACGCTAGTCGGGACACGAATGGGACAGCGACGGGATGCCCTATGCGCCGTCGCGCCGAGCGACTCCGCAGCTCGCGCTCGTCAGACGCAAAAAGGGCCGCGCCCGGTTGCCCGGTGCGCGGCCCTTCGCGTGGCGAATGCGCTTCGTTACACTGGCTTGTGCGACTTGAGCCACTCCTTCACAGCCGTAGCCAAATTGTCCCTTATGGGTTACAATTCTCGCATGTTCAAAGTTCTGACGACCCCCCAGTTTGGCAAATGGCTTGACGGGCTTCGCGACCCGGTCGGTAGCGCGGCAATCAACCTGCGCATCGAGCGGGCGAAGCTTGGCAATCTCGGCCAGTGGCGCGCAGTCGGCGACGGCGTCAACGAAATGAAGATTGATGTGGGGCCGGGATATCGGGCCTACTTCGTGCGACGCGGAAAAATTATCGTCGTGGTGTTGTGCGGCGGGGACAAGTCGACGCAGAAGAAGGACATCAAGCTAGCGAAGCAAATCGCTGGCGAACTGGAGGATTGAGTATGAAAATCAGCGAACTGGCCGAGTTCGATGGCTCGAAGTACCTGAAGGACGAGGAAACGATTCGTCATTACCTGGCGCAAGCGTTCGAGGATGGAAACCCGCGGCTGATTCAAGCCGCGCTCGGGAACGTCGCGAAAGCGCGCGGCATGACAGCGCTCGCGCGCGAGTCCGGCGTGAAGCGTGAAGCGCTCTATCGCGCGCTGTCGGAAGGTGGGAACGCGGAATTCGCAACGATCATGAAAGTTGTGGGCGCGTTGGGGCTGCACCTGACCGTTGCGCCGGCCGAACCTGCGCCGGTGCCCGCGCCGGCAACAACGCGTGCACGCTCGCGCGTTCGCACGGCTGCGCACGCGTAACGCCATCGACGGCCGGATGCGCGGCGTTGCACTGGACTGCGCGCTACGCCGCGACCGGCGCCGGCGGAATCTCGTAATCGTCGAACGTCACGACCTGCTCGCCGAGCCAGTCGTTCAGCTCGGCGAAGCGGGCCTGCAGCGGCTTGATTTCGTTGCGCCCGAACACGCGCGCGGCCGTGTCCGGCGTGCCGAATCCGCCCGAATTGCTCGGCACGATGCCGAGCAGCTGCGGCGGTACGCGGTGCGCGGCGAGCAGGTCATCGCGCGTCACGTTCTTGATGTTGAAGAACTCGTCCTTCGCGGCGACCTCGGACACGGGAATGAGCTGGATACCGTCCTTCTTCCCGCCCGGCGCGTACATGAACACGTTGCGGAAGTTGCCCGGCCCCTTCGCGTTCTTTAACGCTTCCCGCATGTTGTCCACGTCGTCCTGCTTCTGCGCGGCGTCGGTCATGTAGAGGATGAAGCCGGCATGGCTGCCGTTCTCGTAATACTTCCGCCGGAACAGCGTCGACGATTCGTTCAGCCAGGCCGAGTGCAGCGAGCTCAGGTACTCCGGCAAGCCGTAGACCTCCTGGTTGATGTCCGGCCGCACGAGCTGGAACACGCTGCCGGGCTCGAACTCGTGCCGATCCTGCCAGCCGTTCACGTACACGAAGCCGCTGAAATCCGCCTTGCGCCGTACGTACTTCGCGAGCGCCGGCTCGAGCCGCAGCGTGCCGCCGACCATGTTGCGGCGGCGTTCCAGATAGCCGTTGCCGAACGTCAGGAAATCGAGCGCCCACCGCTCGAACGCGTGCCGCGACAGCCAGCGGTGCGGGCGGAACGTCGACGCCAGCACGTTCGCCTTGAAGAACAGCGCCGAGCTATGGTGCGTGCTCGCGCGAAACGACTTCGCCAGGCCGGCGAAGCTGACCGGCGGCTCGAACCATTCGCCGTTCGACCAACACTCGACGTAATCGAGAATCTCGGCCCGGTTCATGACGGGCGTGGGATCGTCGAACGTGAAGACCTCGGCGCGCGCCGGCGCGGCGCTGCCGGCGCTCGGATTGGGCGCGGCCGCGAACGTGCGCGGCGCGAGCGATCGGCGCTTGCTCATGAGTAGAACTCCGTGAAAGAAGAAGAATGAATGCCGCCGCCGGCGAGCGGCTCGCGGTCGATCGCGTGCAGGCAGGCCCACGCCAGGTCGGCGTGGCCCGTCTCGTCGTTGCGGCCTGCGGTGTAGGTGGATTGGCGGCCGCTTGCCGTCATCGTCTGCTTGATCGCCATGAACGACGCGGCCAGATCGATCCACCCCGCGTCGAATTGCAGGCGGCCGTTGCGGATGACGGACTGGCCCTTGAGCACGAGGCGGGTTTTCACCTCGGGCGAGTAGTTCAGCGCGACGGCGGCCGGGAAGAATTTGCACACGAGCTGATAGACGCCCTGGCCCATGCCCGTCGTGTCGATCGCGATGTAGCCGACGTTGTAGCGCTGCGTGATCGCCTCGATCGCCGCGGCCTGCTCTTCGAAATCGTTGCCGCGGAACTGGTGACGTTCGAGCACGCGGAAGGCGCCGCCGTCGACGCGCGGCGGCGCCACGACGACGAGCCCCGCCGAGTCGCCCGTGAGCGCCGGATCGTAGCCGACCCACACCTCGCGATGACCGAACGGCCGCAGCAGCAGCGGCGAGAAGTCCTCCGCCCATTCTTCCCACGAGTCGACCATGCAGCGCTGCAGGTCCGACAGCTTGAACACCGACAGCGAATCGTCGATGAACTGGCACATCAGCAGATTCGCGAATTCCTCGGCGCTGTACTCGCGGCGCAGCTCGTCAATGTCGAACAGGTCGCAGCCGCCCGCCATCGCGTCGAGCACGGTCACGATCTGCCGCCACTGCGCGTCCTCGCACAACATGCCGCGCACGAGCGCCTCGTGGCTCGTGTCGATCTGGATGCGCTCGCCCGCGGCGCGGCCGCGATTCGCGTGCGCGCCGCTCCAAAACGCGTACGCCTCGTGCGTGACGCTCGACGGCGTGCTGAAGTACGTCTTGCGCCAGCGCTTGTGCATCGCCATGCCGGACGCAACCTTGTTCAGCTCGCGGAACTTCGGAACCCAAAAGTATTCGTCGAAATAGAAATTGCCGTGGTACGACTGCGCGGTACGCGCGTTCGTCCCCAGGAAATACAGCGTCGCGCCGCTCGGCAAGATGACCGGATCGCCCGTGAGCTCGACGTCGGCGGCATCGCGCGCGAACTGCGTAATGTATTGCTTGAAGACGTGCGCCTGAGCCTTGCTCGCCGATAGGAAGATCTGATTGCGGTCGGTGTCGAGCGCGTCGACGAGTGCCTCGCGCGCGAAGTACCACGTCGCACCGATCTGCCGCGACTTCAGAATGTTGCGCGTGCGCTGATCGCCGTTCCGGTACCACACCTTCTGATAATCGAACAGCGATTCGCGGAACGCTTCGATGATGCGCTTGTGCTGTTCCTCGCTGATTTCGTTGCGCGGCGCGCGGCGTTTCGGGCCGGCGTTGCGCGACGCAATCTTCGGGTTCAGGTCCGATTCCTTCCCCGTCTCGTCGTATTTGCGCACGCGCGCGAGCCGCTCGACCTGCCGGCCGAGCAGGTCGATTTCCTTGTAGTCCGCGCCGTCCTTCTTGTCCTTCGCGATCAACGCCATCATGCGCACTTCGAGCGACGCCTCGATGCGTTCGACGGGCGTTGCATCCTTCCACTTTTCGCGGCGGCACCACGACGCGACGGTCGCGGGTTTCACGTCGAGATGGCGGGCGATCGACGAGAGGCGCCAGCCTTGCCAATAGAGCGTGCGCGCGACCTTGCGCACGTCGTTTTCGAGCTGATGGGAGTCCGTAGTTTCGAGCATGCGGCCAAGCGTAGGCCGACGCGTGCGCGCGAGCACGCGCAGCGCGCTGTACCCGCGTGACCCACAAACGCCGCTCGTTGAGCCGTAGCGCGTGAACGCCGAACATGAGAACCACGCTCACTCAACCACGTTCGACCCTCTCTATGGCAAGCAAATCGAAATTCTTCCGCGTCGCAGTGGAAGGCGCGACCGTCGACGGCCGCGAGATCAAGCGTGAATGGCTCACGCAGATGGCGAAGCACTACGACCCGAAACTGTACGGCGCGCGACTGAACATCGAGCACATCAAGGGCTGGGCGCCGCTCTCGAATTTCAACCCGTTCGGCGCATACGGCGACGTGATCGCGCTGAAGGCGGCCGAGATCGAAGACGGCCCGCTGAAAGGGAAGATGGCGCTGTTTGCGCAGATCGATCCGACCGACGAGCTCGTCGCGCTGTCGAAGAAGCGGCAAAAGATTTTCACGTCGATCGAAATCAACCCCGACTTCGCCGATATCGGCGAGGCGTATCTCGTCGGGCTCGCCGCGACCGACGACCCGGCGAGCCTCGGCACCGAAGCGCTGCAATTCGCCGCGAAGCGCACGAACAACGTGTACTCGGCCGCGTGCGAAACGTCGATCGAATTCGAAGGCGCGACCGAGACGGCCGGCCTCAAGGAATGGGTGAAGGGCCTGTTCGCCCGCAACCGCGAGAACGACGACGAGCGCTTCGCCGACGTGCGCGAAGCCGTCGAACAGGTCGCGACCCATGCGCACGACACGGACCGCGAAGTCGCGACGCTGAGCGCGGCCGTGACGAGCGCCACGAGCGCGGCCGCCGACGCGAAGAAGCGCGCCGACGAAGCCTTCACCGCCGTCGAAGCGCTCACCGAGAAGCTGTCGAACACCGACAACGGCGCGCCGCAGCGCCCGCCGTCGACCGGCTCGACGGGCGAGCTCGTCACCGACTGCTGACCCATCCCGCACACCACACAGGAGCATTCCCCGATGAGGAAGGAAACGCGCAAGGCGTACGAAGGGTACGCCACGCAAATCGCCAAGCTGAACGACACGGGCGACGTGTCGAAGAAGTTCGCGGTCGAGCCGACCGTGCAACAGAAACTCGAAACCAAAATCCAGGAATCCAGCGCGTTCCTGAAAAGCATCAACATCCTGCCCGTGATCGAGCTCGAAGGCGAAAAGCTCGGCCTGTCCGTGTCCGGCCCGATCGCGAGCCGCACCGACACCACGAAGGCCGCGCGTCAACCGGTCGACCCGACGGCGCTCGACAGCAATCGCTATCGCTGCGAAAAGACCGACTACGACACGGCGATTCCGTATCGCAAGCTCGACGCGTGGGCGAAATTCCCCGACTTCCAGCAGCGCATCCGCGACGTGATCGTGAATCAAGCCGCGCTCGATCGCATCATGATCGGCTGGCACGGCGTGAAGGCGGCCGCGACGACCGACAAGCAGGCGAATCCGCTGTTGCAGGACGTCAATATCGGCTGGCTGCAACAGTACCGTGACCGCGCAGCGCAGCGCGTGCTGCACGAGGGCAAGCAGGCCGGCAAGGTGCTCGTCGGCAAGGCCGGCGATTACGAAAACCTCGACGCGCTCGTGATGGATATCGTCTCGTCGATGATCGATCCGTGGTTCCAGGAAGACACGGGCCTCGTCGCGATCTGCGGCCGCGAGCTGCTGCATGACAAGTATTTCCCGATCGTCAACACGACGCAGGCGCCGACCGAGCGGCTCGCGGCCGACCTGATCGTGAGCCAGAAACGCATTGGCAACTTGCCGGCCGTGCGCGTGCCGTTCTTCCCGAAGCGCGCGCTGATGGTGACCAAGCTCTCGAACCTGTCGATCTACTACCAGGAAGGCGCGCGCCGGCGCACGCTCAAGGAAGTGCCGGAACGCGACCGCATCGAGAACTACGAATCGTCGAACGACGCCTACGTCGTCGAAGACTTCGGCTGCGGCTGCGTGGCCGAAAACATCGAGCTGGTGGCGGCATGACGATCAACACGCCCGCTCGCGCGCATTTCGAACGCGTCTCGGCCGCGCGCGCGGCGGCCGCCGTGTCGCCGGGCGAGACGATGAAAGGCGCGACGCCGTATGAGCTGATGCTCGCGAAGCTCGCAACCGACCGCCGCGCGCTCAAGGGCATTCAGTCGATCGAGCGCAAGGTCGAGCTGAAACGCAAGCTGCTGCCGGAGTACGCCGACTACGTGGCGGGCGTGTTGAACGGCGGCCGCGGCGCGCAGGACGACGTGCTCGTGACGGTGATGGTCTGGCGGATCGACGCTGGCGACTTCGACGGCGCGCTCGCGATCGCGGCCTACGCGCTCGCGCACGGCTTGGCGCTGCCCGACCAGTTCGAGCGCTCGCTCGCGTCGCTCGTCGCCGAGCAGTTCGCCGACGCCGCGCTGTCGGCGTTCATGGACGGTGGGACGTTCGACGCGGCGAGTCTCGAGCTCGTCGACGATCTGACGCGCGATGCGGACATGCACGACCAGGTGCGCGCGAAGTTATGCAAGGCGCTCGGCTACGCGGTGCAGGCCGACGCGCCGGCGCGTGCGCTCGACTATCTGCGCCGCGCGGTCGCGCTAAACGATCGCGTCGGCGTGAAAAAGGACATCGACCGGCTGACGAAGCAGGTCGAAGCCGCGGGCCGTCGGGGCGACGGCGCCGACGGCATGTAAAGAGCCCACCTCGGCATGGCGGCACCGGCGCCCAGGCCCCACGCCTGACGGTGACGGACCTGGTGCGCCGGTCCACCGCCACCTCATTTCGAATCGACCATGAACAGTTTTGTCGCTACTGCCGCGCCCGCCGTCGCGGCGACGCCGATCCACGGCACGTTGACGAATGACGGCTTCTTCCCGGACATCGATCTGTCCGCGCTGCGCGATGCGATGCGCCTGGACGGCACCGTGACGGCCGAGCGGCTGCGGCACGCCGCGCGCGATGCGATGCTGACCGTGAACGACGAGCTCGCCACGTGGCGCACGCGGCAGCGCGCCGCGGGCGCGACGACGCTTGCCGACGTGCCGGCCGCGCGCATCGACGGCGAATCGGCGCACGTTTTGCGCTACCGGCGCGCGGTGTACCACCTGACGCACGCCGACGTGACGGAGAAGTACCGCGGCTACGACACGACGAAGAGCGGCGGCCAGGTCGCGGCCGATCTGGCGGCGACGGTCGACGACGCGCGCCGCGCCGCGCGGTGGGCGATCAGCGACATCCTCGGCATCGCGCGCTCGACGGTGGAGCTGATCTGATGGCCCGCCCCATGTACCGCATCCGGCAGTTCGCCCGGTCACGCGTCTACCTCGGCCAGCTGTATCAACCGGGCGCGTACCAGGTCCAGCGACGCGTGGCGGTCCTGTTCTGGGGCGAGATCGCCTATTGCTCGCGTCGCTCCGAAGCTGAGGCGGCCATACGGGGGGACGTTCTCGCCCGCCGGGTGGCTCGGATCAAGCCGCGCGTGCGCGGCGTGTTTGGGCGCGACGGGCAGGAGCTGACGAAGTGAAGGTCGCCGCGCTCCAAGGCGAGACGCTCGACGCGCTGTGCTGGCGGCACTACGGCAGCACGGCGGGCACGGTCGAAGCCGTGCTGGAAGCGAATCCCGGCCTCGCCGAGCTCGGCGTCGTGCTCCCCATGGGAACCGTCGTGGAGATGCCGGAGCGCAGCGCGATCGAGCCGACCACGCCGCTATTGCAACTGTTTGACTGACCGGAGCCGATTGAATGGCTGAACCGAACACCTCTTCGGCCGCGGCGCTGTTCGCCGCGGTCGGCCTCGCCGGCATCGCGCCGGGCGTCGACGGCGACGCGCTGATCGGCGCGTTCGCGGGCGCGGCGCTCGTCGTCGTCACGTCGAAAGACCTCGGCCTCGCGAAGCGCGCCGCATACATGCTCATCTCGCTCGTGATGGGCTACCTCGCCGCGCCTGAAATCATCCACGCCGTGCCGATCCGCTCGACGGGCGTCGCCGCGTTCTTCGCGGCCGCGCTCGTGATCGCGGTCACGCTGACGCTGATCGAGCGCGTGAAAGGCATGGACCTCTTCGCGCTGTTTCGCAAGGGAGACTGACGTGCATGTCTCGTCCGCACTCGTCGCGCTCGCCGCGCACCTGGCCGTCATCGTGCGCGTGCTGACCTACCGCAAGAACGGCGCGCGGCATCGCTTCCACGTCGCCTGGGCGGCCTGGGTGATCGTCGCAATTTCGGGCGGCTCGGCGATCGAGCTGCTGTTTCATCCGAAGCCGACCGGCTTCTTTCACGCGGCGCTCGCGGTTCTGCTCGCCGTGTTGGTGTACCTCGCGCGCGGCAACGTTGCGCACCTCCTACGGAGTGACGAAGCGTGAACATCCTTCGATTCAACGATCACGGCGCGGAAGTCGGGCTACTGCAGCAGCGCCTCGTGCGCGCCGGCTATCCGGTCGACGTGTCGCACCTCTATGACGAGCAGACCGAGCGCGCCGTCCAGACGTTACAAGCAGCCGCGGGCCTCGTCGTTGACGGCATCGCCGGCCCGAAGACGTACCGGGTGCTTGCCAGCGGGCAGCGCGATCCGAAGCACCTGACGGACGCCGACCTCGTGCGCGCGGCCGACACGCTCGGCGTATCCGTCGCGTGCGTGCGCGCCGTCAACGAAGTCGAGTCGCGCGGCGTAGGCTTTCTGGACGACGGCCGGCCCAAAATCCTGTTCGAGCGGCATGTCATGTATCAGCGGCTCGGCGTGAATCTCGGCAAGGACGCGGCGGATGCGGCCGCCGCGCGTTGGCCGGGCGTCGTCAATCCGAAGCGCGGCGGCTACCAGGGCGGCGCCGCCGAATACGTGCGGCTCGACACCGCGGCGCGCATCGACGCGGCATCCGCTTACGAGTCGGCGAGCTGGGGCGCGTTCCAGATCATGGCGTATCACTGGAAGCGCCTAGGCTACGCGAGCGTCGACGAATTCGTGTCCCGTATGGAGCTGGGCGAAGCCGAGCACCTCGACGCGTTCGTGCGGTACGTCGCGGCCGACAAGAAGCTGTTGGCCGCGCTTCGTGCCCGGAAGTGGGCGGCGTTCGCGGAAGGCTACAACGGCCCGGCATTCGCGATCAACCTGTATGACGTGAAGCTCGACCGCGCGTATGCGAAGTACGCCGGCACGGGCAAGGCGGCCGCATGAACTTCTCGCGCCTCATGCCGTGGCTGGCACTGCTCGCGTTGATCGCGCTCGTCGCGAGCTGTCAGCACGGCCGCGCGCTGCGCGCGCAGCTCGACCGGGCGACCGACGACGCGCGCCGCGCGAAACACGAGGCGCAAGCGAGCGCCGCCGTGATCGAGCGCCTGTTGGCCGATGCCAAGGCGAAAGATGCGCAGCGCGCGCAACTCGATCGCGCACGCGCCGGCGTCGACGCGACGCTCGCGACCTATCGTAACGAACTGCGGAGACTGATCGATGAAAACGCCGCCGTGCGCACCTGGGCTGCTGGCGCTCTGCCTGACGACGTTGTGCGCCTGCACGCAAGCCCCGCCCTCACCGGCGCCGACGATTACGCTCAACGAATGCGCGAGCGTGACGCGCTGCACGATGCCGGCGATGGCGCCACGAACCAACGGTGAGCTGAGCGACGCGCTGCACGTCGCGCGCGCGGCGTGGGCGCGCTGCGCGTCCGAAGTCGACATGATCGCGACGTGCCAGGCGCGCATGTGGCGGGCGGACGGCCATGAATAAGCCGAACAGCCTGCGTGCGGCGCTCGTCGCCGCGTTGCCGCAGCTCAACGCGTCGCCGGATCAACTGCTCGTGTTCGTCAACGAAGGCCGGATCGAAGCGACGGGCACGCGCACGGCGTCGTTCGACTGCGAATACGAGTGCGAGATCATCATTCGCGATTTCATCGGCAGCGCGGACGATGTGATGATCGCCGTCGTCGAGTGGGCGCGCGCGAATCAGCCGGACCTCGTGACGAACCGGGACGCGCGCCGCGACGGCATCACGTTTGTCGCAGACGTTCTGTCGAACAACGCGGTCGACCTCGGAATCAAGCTGAAGCTATCCGAAAGCGTCGTGGTCGGAACGGACGACGACGGCAACCGGACGGTCGAGCACATCGACGACGCGGCCGACGAGTGGCTTGCATGACGGACGATCTTCAAGCGCTCGAAAAATGGGCCGGCGCGCTGCTCGCGAAGCTATCGCCGGCGGCCCGTCGTCAAATGCTGCGCGAGCTCGGCCGCGATCTGCGGCGCGCGCAGCAGTCGCGCGTCGCCGCGCAGCGGAATCCGGACGGCTCGGCGTACGCGCCGCGGAAGGTAAAGCGCGGCGGCAAGCGCCTGCGCGAGAAGGCCGGCCGCGTGAAGCGCGAGGCGATGTTTCGGAAGCTGCGCGCGGCGCGCTATTTGCGAATCGACGTAGACGACGCCGGGCTCGCGATTGGTTTCGATGAGCGGCTGTCGCGCATCGCCCGCGTCCACCAGGAAGGGCAGAAAGCGCCCGTCGAGCCGGGCGGCCCGCTCGCGCAGTATCCGGTTCGCGTCGTGCTCGGCTTCGCGGACGCCGATCGCGAGCTCGTGCGCGATCGGCTAATACAGTATCTCAACCGATGACACACGCCGCCCAGATCGGCGGCGTAGAACGAGCGAAGTGCACTGACTGCGAACTTCCCTCTATTTCTTGCCGGCACTCACGAAATCATTGGGTGGCATGACGCCGAGCAACCATGAAAAGTCCTGCTTTGTCCAATTGGTTAACGGGGCTGGCAGTCCAATCGGCTGCGTCCCCGGAAAGGCGCCGAAATATGGATTTTGGACAATTGGCTTCGTATCGCTAGTAAATGAAGCATAAGCATGGCAGGTCATGCATGACGCTTTCTTCGGAGCCACTCCTGCATTAAATTCTGTAAATGAATTTCCTAGCAATACCGGCTTCCGGACAGGAGTATCAACCCCCGAAGTATAATTTGTTTGCACCCCAACCAAACGATAATTTTTGAATGCAATCGAAAGGTTGGCTTTATCAATTAAGGTATCCAAATCGGCTGTTCGAGAAGTCACTTGGCCGTTGCTAATCGGAGGGCTTGACCCCCATGGATCGTTACAATTTGAGTAGAGGTCTGATTTGCAGCGATTCGGATTTGTAATTTCACTCTGGGGTTCGAACGTGGCCCACACCCAATTATTTGTTAACTTTGAATTCAAATGGAAGCTGACCATAGCATAACACACGCCGTCAATTTTCTCCAAATAATATTCTTTAGAATCAATATCGCAATTAAGTTTTTCCTTGATTGAGCTGGCTGGCAGCCAATCCACCTTAATCTCGATGGCTGTTCGAGGAAAATTGATCTTTCCGTTGTTAGCGACATAATCTTTCTGCCCAGGAAGAGTTTGCAGACTATATTTGACGCTTTTCCCAGATGGAGAGGTAATAAAATCCGCAGCATCTTGATTGACATGCACCTCTTCACAGAACTCTGGATTCTTCGTCAAATTTTTTGGCACGAAAGGCAAGAAAGCGCCAGACGGCGCGTTATCTTTTGTCGTCATTGGCTGACAGGTTTTCTTAAAATCAAAATTTCTCGTTGCAAGTATGCTGGCATGCAAGCGCGTTTGATTAGCATTATTGGTGCAGTCCTTTTTGCCGCTCTTTAAACAATCTTGTTCCGGCCAAGTCTCCCATGTGAGAGGAAGATCGGCTTTCCCGGAATCGCAGTTAGCGGCAACAAAAATCTGCCATGCCAAATGTTGATATCTATTATTCCCATCTGGAATTTTAGTTGGGAGCTTGCAAGCTGCCGGATCTCTGGGCTGACCGGCATATGTTTGTGTGGAATACAAAGGAATAGTTGAATAAATTAATGCAATAGCAACGGGAATCGCATTGAGCTTCTTCATGCTCTTACCCTCCCTATGGTGGATTGCCCTGTCGCGGCACAGTAAACTTCGCCGCCATTCTGAAAATTGTGGGAAATATATCTCTACTTAAAATGTCCGACTTTCCTTAATCGCCTTAATGGAGTCGATCAGTATTCGATGATATATTGATCGCAGCGGCGTTATCCGGCAACTACCTGTTTTGGTAGAGCCATCGCCTCTCAACAGAAGCGAAACGACGCGTGCATACCTACGTGCCGGCAACTGGGTCACCTGTTATTACGGTTTGCGCACTGATCGCACGCGTCCTTCAGGAAGATTGGAAAGTGCCCATCGAGCCGAGCGGGCCGCTCGTGCAGTATCCGGTTCGCGTCGTGCTCGGTTTCGCGGACGCCGATCGCGAGCTCGTGCGCGATCGGCTGTTACGCTACCTAAACCGCTGAATCGTTCGCTGCGGCATCGAGCCGGGCCGACGCGATCACGTGATACGCCGCATTCGTCTCGCATCCGATCCAGTGCAAGCCGGCCTCGCGCGCCGCGGCGAGAAACGTGCCCGAACCGGCGAACAGGTCGCACACGACGCCGCCGGCCGGCACGAGCCGCACGACCTCACGCGCCACTTCGAGCGGCTTCTCCGTGACGTGACGCTTCGGCAACGGCAGGCGAGACGGGAACACGCCCGGCAGGTACACGTCGCAGTCGCGCATCGCGCCGCGGCTCGCCCACACGACAAACTCGGCCTGCTGCGCGAAGCCGCCGCGCCGCGGTCGCGTGCGTCCGGGCGTCTTGTCCCATACCGCGACGCCGCGCAGGATCAAGCCGGCGGCCTGCACGACATCCGTGAGCGTCGGAAGCTGCCGCCAGTCGATGAAGCACACGAGCAGCCCGCCCGGCTTCAGCGCGCGTCGGCATTCGCTCAGCCACGCGTGGCACCAGAACGCCCACGCGCGCTGGTCCATGTTGTCGCTGTCGAAGTCCTCGTAGGCGGCTTTCGTGCCGCTGTTGATGTACTTCTCGCTCGGCGGCCGCGTGCGCGCCGACGTGTGCAGCCCCCCGGACGAATACGGCGGATCGGTGAACACCATGTCGATTGAAGCATCGGGCAGCATGCGCGCCATCGTGAGCGCGTCCGTCGCGTGAAGTCGGTCGAGTAGCAGGGCAAGATCGGCCGCGGGCGCGGCGTCGGCAGGTTGAATCGTCATCGTGTTGCGAGAGTGAAAAAATGCGCGCGCGGCGCTCGCCGCACGCGTCGTCGTGTGTATCGAGCGGCCATTGTCGACGCACGTTTCACTGCGCGGATCACGAGCGCGCTGTACCCGGCAGCACGACAAAGGCGAACGCTCGCATCACGCGCGAGCGGCCGGCACCATTGCCGGTATGGATGCGAACGAAATTCAACGGCAAGCACGCAACGTCGTGCGCAAAGGCTCGATTCTCGATGTCGACCACACGGCGGGCCTCTGCCGCGTGTCGGTCGGCGAGTCGGACGACGACGGCCTGCAAACGAACTGGATTCCCTGGCTCGCGCCGGCGGCCGGTAACACGCGCGAGTGGTCGCCGCCGACGAAGGGCGAGCAGGTCGTCGTGCTCGGCGTGATGGGCGACCTCGCGCAAGGCGTCGCGCTGCGCGGCGTTTTCTCCGACACGTTCCCCGCGCCCGACAACCTGCCGAACACGCACACCCGCGTCTACGCGGACGGCGCGCGTGTGAGCTACGACCACGACGCGCATGCGCTCACGGCCGAGCTGCCCGTCGGCGCGACCGTGCGCGTTGTCGCGCCCGTGTCGGTCACGGTCGAGACGGAATCGGCGACCGTGAAGGCCGCGTCGGTCACGCTCGACGCTGGACAGACGACCTGCACGGGCGCATTGCTCGTGAAAGGGCCGCTCGTGTTCGAGTCTGGCATGACGGGCTCGGGCAGCGCGGGCGGCGGCAACGTCATGCGCATCGACGGCGCGGCCGATTTCACGGGCGAAGTGCGCTCGATGGGCAAGAGCGTGCCGCACCACACGCACCAGGCGCGTGGCGAATCGGCCGAAGTGAGCCAGCCGCTATGAGGGGCATGAACGCAGAGACGGGCCGCTCAATGTCCGGGCTCGATCACCTCGCGCAGTCCATCGGCCGCATCGTCACGACGCCGCTTGGCTCATGCATCCAACGCCGCACGTTCGGCTCGGAGCTGCCCGACCTGATCGACGCGCCGGCGAACGGCGCGACCCGGATTCGCCTGTACGCGGCGATCGCGACCGCGTTGATGCGATGGGAACCTCGCCTGACGGTCACGCGCATTCAGATTTCTGCGGCCGCCACCGACGCGTTCGCGGGCCGGCAGTTCGTCGACATCGAAGGATGGACCGACGAGCGAGACGAACTCGTCTCGCTGCGCGTGCCGCTGACGAACGGAGGAACAACGTGAGAAGCACGCCTATCGATCTTTCGCAGCTCCCCGCGCCGGACATCGTCGAGCCGCTCGACTTCGAGACGCTGTTCGCCGAGCGCAAGGCGCGCCTCGTGTCGCTGTATCCCGTCCAATTCCAGGCAGAAATCGCCGCGACGCTGGAACTTGAATCGGAGCCCGTGACGCGCATCCTTCAGGAGAACGCCTATCGCGAAGTCCTGCTGCGGCAGCTCATCAACGATAAATCGCGCGGCGTGCTGCTTGCCTATGCGCGCGGCACGACGCTCGACCACATCGCCGCGCTGTTCGATGTCGAGCGGCTGGTGATCACGGCGGCCGACCCGGAGCACGACGTCGAGCAGGTCGACGAAGACGACGACAGTCTGCGCGAGCGCGTGCAGCTCGCGCCGCGCGGCTTCTCCGTCGCCGGCCCCGAAGAGGCGTACGTGTTCCACGCGCGCGCGGCGGACGGCCGCGTGCTGTCCGCGTCCGCGCGCAGTCCCGAACCGTGCGTGATGATTGTCACGGTCCTGTCGCGCGAAGGCGACGGCACGGCGAGCGACGAACTGATCGGCATCGTGCGTGCGGCGCTGGAAGGCGTGCGGCCGCAAACCGACCAGGTGATCGTGCAGAGCGCGAAGGTCGTGCCGTACGCGATCCGCGCGACGCTGCGCTTCTTCTCCGGCCCCGATCGCGCTGTTGCGCTCGCGGAAGCGAACAAGCGCACCGCGAAGTTCGCGGCGGACATGCGGCGCATCGGCATGGAAATCACGGTCGACGGCCTGCATGCGGCGATGCGCGTCGCCGGCGTGCAGAAGGTGCTGCTCGACTCGCCCGCCGGCGGCGTCACCGTGACGCCCGAGCAGGCGCCGTTCTGCACCGGAATCGAGCTGATCGACGGCGGGGTCGCGGATGACTAAGTTGGCAACCTCGCTGCTGCCCCCGAACGCGACCGCGCTCGAACGCCGGATCGCGGAGACGAACGCGCGCATCAGCGCGATTCCGGTCGACATCGGCACGCTGATGAACCCGGACACGATCCCGCTGCGGTTCCTGCCGTGGCTCGCGTGGCACCTCGGCGTCGAGACGTGGAAGGACTACTGGCCCGAACAGGTGAAGCGCGCGCGCGTGAAAGCGGCGATCCGGATCGCGCGCAAGAAAGGCACGGCCGCGGCCGTGCGCGACGTGTGCGCGTCGTTCGGCGCGAACGTCGTAATGCGCGAATGGTTCGAGAAGACGCCGAAGGGCCGGCCGGGCACCTTCGAAATCCTGATGACGGTCGGCGCGCGCGACGGCATCCCGGCAACCGCCGAATACGTCGCCGACATCATCGCCGAAGTCGATCGGGCGAAACGCGGCACCGCGCACTACACGTTCACGCAGGGCTTCAACGCGACCGGCACGCAGCGCATCGGCGCCGGCGCGCGCGCGGCGATCTATCGCCGTCTGTCCCTCACGGATATCTGACATGGCTGGAACCCTCATCAACCTCACCGACGCCGGCCGGGCGGCACTCGTCGCTCCCGGCAACACCGGCACCACCGCGCGTCGCGTCGTCGAGATCGGGCTCGGCACCGCGCCGTTCGCGTTCGACCGCGGCATGGAGGCGATGCCGAACGAGCGCAAGCGCGTGACGACGTTCGGCGGCGACAACGTGGCGCCGGACACGGTGCACGTCGTGATCCAGGACGATTCGAACGATCAATACTCGCTGTACGCGTTCGGCCTTTACCTCGACAACGGCGTGCTGTTCGGCGTCTACGTGCAGGACGCGCCGATTCTGGAAAAATCGCCCGCGGCGATGATGCTGCTCGCGACCGATGTCGTTTTCGCGACGATCGACGCGGCAAAGCTCGAGTTCGGGCCGGCGACGTTCCTGAATCCGCCGGCGACGACCGAGCGAAAGGGCGTCGTCGAGCTCGCGACGCAGGCGGAAGTCGACGCCGGCGACGACGACACGCGCGCCGTCACGCCGAAGACGGCGAAGCGACGCTACGCGGCGCTGTCGGGCGCGACGTTCGACGGCCGCGTGCGTGTCGTCGCCGATGCCGACGATCACACGGCGCAAGTCGAGGTATCGCCGAAGACAGCCGGGGCCGGCAAGGAAAGCAAGGGCCGCCTGTTCGCCACGTTCAGCGACGCCTCGCTGCCTGACCTGAGCCCGCGCCTCGTCGCGTCGTATCGCGCCGGCTTCGGATCGGGCGCATGGGGCAGTGAATACTTCGACATCTGGCTGAACGACGGCACGAACAACGACGCGCGCAGCGACGCGAAACAGATGCGCGCCGTGCGCCTCACATCCGGCGGCCGCGTGCTGATCGGCGACCGGGAGGACGACAGCAAGACTGCGCTGCAGGTGCGCGGCGGCATTGACGCGTCGGAGGGCGTCACGGCGCGCGCGATCGATGCGAGCGGCGCTGGCGGGCAGCTCCGCGCAATCTGCGACGGCTACGGCGCGCTCGTGCGCAACGATGGTCAGCGCGTCTATCTGCTGTCGACGAAAAAGGGCGATGCGAACGGCACGTACAACGACTATCGGCCGTTCTCGTGGTCGCTGTCGACGGGCAAGGTGATCATCGACGGCAACGGATCGGGCGCCGCATTCGGCGGCAACGTCGATGTCGCTCGCGACCTGAGCGTCGGTCAAGCCGCGACGGAAGCGCATATTCGCCTCGGCCCGCTCGACGGCTACCACTACGCGAGCCAGCACGGCGTCGGCTGGTGGTCGCCGACGCTCGGCTCGTTTCATTACGAATTCGCAAGCCGCACGTTCCGCATCGACGGAAGAGTTGCGTGGCACGAAGGCAATCTCGACCCGCTCGACAAGAGCAAGGGCGGCACGTTGGGCGGCGACGTGGCGTTCGCGCCGGGTAAGCGGCTCGTGCTCGCTGAAGGCAGCCCGTCCGTGCCTTCGCTCACGTTCGCCAACGACGGCGTGCCGGATACCGGCCTCTATCACGCGGCGGACGGCGAATTTGGCGTGACGTGCAACACGAGCGTCGTCGTGCGCTTCTCGCCGACGCTCGCCGTGTTCGAACAGCCCGTCACAGGGCCAACGCCACCGGCGGCCGACCGCTCGACGCGCCTCGCGACGACCGAATGGGTTCGGTCCGTCCTGTCGACGACCACGATTGGACAGATCGTTTTCGAGCCGCGCACGACCGTGCGGCCGGGCTTCCTCAAGGCGAACGGCGTGCTCGTGAACCGCGCCGACTACCCGGAATTGTGGGCGTATGCACAGGCGAGCGGCGCGCTCGTGTCCGACGCGGAGTGGATGAAGGATCGGTGGGGCTGCTTCTCGACCGGCGACGGCGCGGCGACGTTCCGCTTGCCCGAGCTGCGCGGCGAGTTCATTCGCTGCTGGTCCGACGCGCGCGGCGGCGTCGACGCGAGCCGGCAGATTGGCGCGTTCCAGGGCGACCAAAACCACGCGCACGCACACGGCGCGGGCGCGAGCGAAGTGCCTGACCATGCCCACAGCGCATGGACCGACGTTCAGGGCTGGCACGGCCACCACGGCTGGACGAACGGCGTGGGCGATCACCAGCACGTCGTCCCGTTCGGGCAAAACGATCGGTCATTTACGCCACCGTGGGGAACCAACGGTGAGAACGACCGCTTCGGCGCGCAAACGGAAGACTGGGACAACAAGTGGTTCCTCACCAGCTCCGCGGGCAACCACAACCACGAGTTCAACACGGAAGGAAACGGCAATCACGGCCACACCGTCGGCATCGGCGCCGCGGGCAGGCACGCGCACGTCATCACGGTTCAGCCCGACGGCGGCGACGAGTCCCGCCCCCGCAACGTCGCGCTGCTCGCGTTGATTCGCGCCTACTAACCACGAGAGACACGACATGTTGATTCATCACTACCGCCCGTCGACGGGAGAATACATGAGCAGCGGCCAGCCGGACGCCGATCCGCGCAACGACGGCCGCTGGCTGATTCCGGCGTCCGCGACGCTCGACGCCCCGCCGGCGCGCACGCCGACCACGTGGCCGTTCTATCGCGACGGCGCGTGGTTCCTGCTGCCCGACTATCGCGGCCGCGTCTGCTATCGGACGGACACGGGCGAGCCGGTCGAGATCGCGATCGCGGGCAAGACGCCGGCCGACCTTGGCCTGACGACCGAGCCGCGACCGTCCGATCGGCACGCGTGGACCGACGGCGCGTGGGCCGTGCCGCCCGAGCTGATCGCGCGCGAGAAGCGCGACGCCGCGATGGCCGAGTTCGAACGGCGGTTGGCGATCGCGCGCCGGGAGAACCTCGGCAAAGCCGACGCCTACGCGGCGGGCCAGCTCGACGACGAGCAGACGCATTACTTCAAGGCCTGGTCGGCCTACCAGATGGCGCTCGTCGCCGCGATCCGGAAAGACACGTTCCCGGACGCGATCGCGTGGCCCGACACGCCCGCGCCATACGTGCCGCCCGCGCCCGAGCCGATCGCACCCGAAGGCATGCCGCCCGACGACGACGAAACGCAACCGGCGGCGCAGTTGTACACCGAACGCACCCCGGCCTGACGCCGCATCGATCACCGGGAACCCTCCCGATTTTTACGTAACAGGAGTTGCACACCATGCCGCAGGACTACCACCACGGCGTACGCGTCATCGAAATCAACGAAGGCGGCCGACCGATTCGCTCGGTGTCGACGGCCGTGCTCGGCGTCGTCTGCACCGCGGGCGACGCCGACGCGAGCGCCTTTCCGCTCAATACGCCCGTGCTGCTAACGAACGTCGTCGCCGCGCTCGGCAAGGCCGGCAAGAAAGGCACGCTGCGCCGCACGCTCGACGCGATCGGCAAGCAGACGAAGCCGCTCACGGTCGTCGTGCGCGTCGCCGAAGGCAAGGACGAAGGCGAGACGACCTCGAACGTCATCGGCACCGTGACGCCGGAAGGCAAGTACACGGGCATCAAGGCGCTGCTCGCCGCGCAGGCCGCGCTCGGCGTCAAGCCGCGCATCCTCGCCGCGCCCGGCCTCGACACGCAGCCGGTCGCCGCCGCGCTCGCGTCGACCGCGCAGTCGCTGCGCGCGATGGCGTACGTCGCGGCGTCCGGCTGCAAGACGAAGGAAGAAGCCGCCGCGTACCGCAAGCAGTTCGGCCAGCGCGAAATCATGGTGATCTGGCCGGACTGGCTCGGCTGGGACGACACGACGAATGCGACGGCCGTCATCCCGGCGCCGGCGATCGCCGCCGGCTTGCGCGCGAAGATCGACAACGACACGGGCTGGCACAAAACGCTCTCGAACGTCGTCGTGAACGGCGTGTCCGGCATCAGCGCCGACGTGTCGTGGGATTTGCAGGACCCGGCAACCGACGCGGGCTACCTGAACGAGCACGAAGTGACGACGCTGGTGAACCGCAACGGCTTCCGATTCTGGGGCTCGCGCACGTGCTCGGACGATCCGAAGTTCGCGTTCGAGAACTACACGCGCACCGCGCAGGTCGCGGCGGATTCGATCGCGGAGGCTCAGATGCCCGTCGTCGACGGCCCGCTGAACCCGTCGCTCGCGCGCGACATCGTGGAGAGCATCAACGGCTGGTTCCGGCAGCAGACCACGAACGGCTATCTGATCGGCGGCGGCGCCTGGATCGATCCCGAGCCGAACACGGCCGACGTGCTCGCGGCGGGCAAAGCGTACATCGACTACGACTTCACGCCGGTTCCGCCTCTCGAAAACCTGGTGCTGCGCCAGCGCATCACCGATCGCTACCTCGCCGATTTCCCGGCGCGCGTGGCGGGCTAACAGGAGTCAAACGCAATGGGTATGCCTCGAAAACTCAAGGGCTTCAACGTCTTCCACAACGGCGCAAATTTCGCGGGCGAAGTCGACGAGCTCGTTCTTCCGAAGCTCAAGCGAAAGATGGAGCCGTGGCAGGGCAGCGGCATGACGGGCCCCGTGAAGATCGACTTCGGCAGCGAAGAGCTTCAGCTCGAATGGACGTGCGGCGGCTTCATGGTCGAAGTGCTCGAACAGTACGGCGCCATGCAGCACGACGGCGTGCTGCTGCGCTTTTCCGGCGGCTATCGGCGCGAGGACAGCAAGAAGCACGACCAGATTGAAGTGGTCGTGAAGGGCCGGCACGAAGAAATCGACATGGGCACCGCGAAGGCGAAGGAAGACACGAAATTCAAGATCACGACCAACGCCAGCTACTACAAGCTGACCGTGAACGGGCGCGACCTCATCGAGCTCGACTTCGTGAACGCGGTCGAGAAGATCAACGGCATCGACCTCGCGGCGGACCTTCGCCGCGCGATGGGCCTGTAATCGACGCCCGCGTCGAGCGCGGGCCATTCCAATTTCACATCCAACCAGGAAACATCATGACGACCATCGATACCGACAACATCGAAACGACAGGCCACGCCGCGCTCGACGAGAACACGCACACGCTCGACACGCCGATCGAGCGCGAAGGGCAAACCATCACGCGGGTGACGCTGCGCAAGCCGACGTCGGGCGCGCTGCGCGGCACGTCGCTTGCCGCGCTCGTGAATCTCGATGTCGATGCGCTGCGCAAGGTGCTGCCGCGCATCAGCACGCCGACGCTGACCGAGTTCGACGTGGCCGGCATGGACCCGGCCGACCTCGTTGCACTGGGGGGCATCTTCGCCGGTTTTTTGATGCCGAAGGCGCTGAAAGCGAGCATGGAATCCCGGACCGCGTAGAAGACGCGATGGCCGATATCGCGACGGTGTTTGGCTGGACGCCGCGCGATATGGACGGCTTTGCTCTGGCCGAATTGATGGACTGGCGCGAGCGCGCCCGGATACGTAGCGGAAACGAGTGACGATGGACAACGCCCTGAAACTGCGCGTCATGTTCGACATGATCGACAACTTCACGAAGCCCCTGAAGAACATGCTGAACGGAAGCAAGGGGATGACAAGCGCCATCAAAGAGAGCCGCGAGCAACTCGCGGCGCTCAATCGTGAGCAGAAGAAGCTTGACGGATTCCGGGACTTGAAGCGTGGCATCAAGGCCAGCAGTATCGAGATGCAACATGCAGGCGATCGGGCGCGACAATTGCGACTGCAGTTGGGCGCATTGGAGGAGCCCGCCCGCCGGAAATTTGAAAACGCGAGTCAGTTGAAGGCGGCACGTGCCGAATTCGACCGAACCGCCAAAGTCATGCAGACCATGAACAGACTCACGGGCAACAAGTCCGGGGCGTCTGTTCTGGCGGCTGAATATCGGCAGCTCGTTGCAGAGCAGCTCAAGGCACGGCAGGAAATCAAGCGACTCGAAGCCGAGCAGAAGAAGCTCGCCAGCCAGACGCCGGTCAATGCGCACCAACTGCGCGCATTACGGCAGCAATATGATGCAGCGACACGTGCATCTGACAAGCTGCGACAGGCTCACGTTGAAAAGCTTCGATCTTTGCGAGATGCACGCGCCGGATTGACGGCGGCAGGCATCAGCACGCGCAATCTTGCCGAGCACGAGCGCACGCTGCGCGCGAACATCGTGCAGACGACCGCGGCGATGCAGACGCAGACGCGTCAGCTCGAAATCATGGCCGAGCGTGAGAAGAAGCTCGGCGCGGCGCGCGGCAAGATGCAGGCGCTACAGGGCGTCGCCGGCGGCATGGCGATCGGCGGTTATGCGGCCAAGTCCGCCGGCGCTGGCGTCCTCGGCGGCTTGGGCGGCACGTTGGACGAAGCTAAGAAGGCGCAGAACGAAATCGCGCGCATTCAGGCGCTCGGCCTGGGCGAGCAGTCGACGCGGGACGCGGAGAAGTTCGCCCGCAACATGAAGGTGTACGGTTCGAGCTACGCCGACAATCTGACGATGATGCGCGACTCGATGACGATCTTCGCCGACGAGCATCACGCGCAGATGGCCGCGCCGATCCTGTCGCAGATGAAGTTCGCGAACGAGGCCATGTACGGCGCCGAGCATGGGGAAGAGAACGAACGCAAGTTCATGAACATGCTCAAGGTGATCGAGCTGCGCAACGGAACGAAAGACGAGGCCACGTTTCGTGACGAGGCGAACCGAGTCCAGAAGGTCATTTCGGCGACCGGCGGCCGCGTCGGGGGCGATCAGTGGATGGAGTTCATCCAACGCGGCGGCGTCGCCGCCAAGTCGCTGTCGAAGGACGCGTTCTTCTACCAGATGGAGCCGATCGTTCAGGAGATGCAGGGCGGCACAGCAGGTAACGCGCTGATGTCGGGCTATCAAAACCTGATCGAAGGGCGAACGACAGTACGCGCCACGCGCAAGCTGATGAAGCTCGGCCTGCTGGATGCGAAGAAAGTCGAATACGACAAGAACGGCCACGTGAAGGCGTTCGCGGATGGCGCGCTGCTCAATGCAGAGCAGTACAAATCGTCCCCTTATGAATGGTTGCAGAAGACGCTGCTGCCGGCGCTGGAAAAGAAGGGCATCAAGGGAGACAAGGCAATTCTCAGCGCAATCGGCTCGATTTTCACGAACCGGTCCGCATCCAACCTGTTCGCGACGATGTACTTGCAGCGCGACCAGATCGCGAAGAACGAGCGTCTGAACAAGGGCGCGGCCGGCATTACCGAACTGGATGGCATTGCGAAACAGCAAACTTCCGGAAAGGAAATCGCGGCGCTCGCGAAGTTGAAAGATCTGAAAGAAGAGATCGGCGAGCGCGTCACGCCGATCTACAACGCCGCGCTCGACAAAACCCGCGAGCTGGCCGATAGGCTGTTGAAGACGATTAAGGCGCATCCCGAAGCGACCAAGGCGATTGTCGTAGTCGCCGCCGCGCTCGGCGGGCTACTCGCCGTGATGGGAACGTTCACGATCGTTCTCGCCGGCATGCTCGGCCCGCTGGCGATCGTGCGGTTCAGCATGACGACGCTCGGCATGAAGGGCGGGCTGTTGCGTACCGTTTTCGGCGGGCTAGCATCGCTACTGCGCGGCAGCGTCGTTCGAAGTTTCTCGCTCGCATTTCGCGGCGCGCGGATGCTCTGGCGTGGGCTCTCGATCCTCGCTTCGCTGCTGCGCGTCGGTCTCGTCCAAGGTGTCGCGATGGCCGGCCGCGCGCTCGCGATGCTCGGTCGGGCCATCATGGTGCTCGGCCGCCTCGCGCTCGCCAATCCGCTGCTCGCCTTCATCGCGCTCCTTGCCATCGCGGCCGTCTACGTTTGGCAGAACTGGGATACGCTCGGACCGAAATTCGCGGCGCTATGGGAGACGATCAAGGACGCGTTTGGAGCGGCCGGCGACTGGATCAAGTCGAAATGGGACGCGACGGTCGAGGGGGTGAAATCGAAGCTCGCGAGTATTGGCGACTGGTTCGGCGACATCGGCGCGCGCTTTACCGAAATCGGGGGCCACCTGATCGACGGGCTCGTCAACGGCATCAAGAACAGCCTTGGCACCGTGAAAGACACGATTTCGAGCGTCGCCGATTCGACCGTCGCGTGGTTCAAGGAAAAGCTCGGCATCCACAGCCCGAGTCGCGTGTTTGCCACGCTCGGCGGGTTCGTGAGCGAGGGCGCGGCGGTGGGCATTGAGAGCGAGCAGCGGCGCGTCGCGAACGCGGCGCTCCACCTTGCGACGGCTGCTGTTGCATCGTTCGGTGCGCCCGTGCTCGCGGCCAGCGCGGCACTCGCCAAGCCAACCGCGCCACTCGTGCAGCCGACCGTGCCGATCGATCGCCGCGCACCGCTTGCGGCGGCAACTGCCGCACCTTCGGCGGCCGTGACGGCGTCGCCGATCGTCATCAACATCTACCCGCAGGCCGGGCAGGACCCGCACGCGATCGCGCGCGCGGTCGAAGCCGCGCTCGATCGCCGCGAGCGCGCGAAGCAGTCGCGCATCGGCTCGCGCCTGTCGGACTGACGCACACGGAGTCACGCATGCTCATGTCCCTCGACCAATTCGTTTTCAGTCTCACGAGCGCGCCGTTCCGCGAGTTGCAGCGCCGGCGCACGTGGAAGCATCCGACGAACTCGCGCGTCGGTGCGCGCGACGGCCGCCAGTTCGTCGGCGTCGGCGACGACACGATCACGCTGAACGGCCTGGTCGCCCCCGAGACGCTCGGCTCGATCGCGTCGATTCGCGAGCTCGCCGCGATGGCGGACACCGGAGAGGCGTACGTGCTCGTCGACGGCGCCGGCAACGTCTACGGCGCGTACGTGATCGCCGAGCTGAACGAGACGCAGAGCTACCACACGGCGGACGGCACGCCGCGGCGCATCGAGTTTCAGCTCACGATTGAGCGCGTCGACGACGACGTGCTGCGCACGGCGCGCGACAAGAACACGCGGAAGGACAAGCGCTGATGGCTACGTCGACGAACGAACGCACCACGAGGACGGATTCGCACGACGCGCCGCGCGTCGCGCGCCTGCATCCGCAGCCGGACTACCGCATTTCGGTGGGCGGCCGCGATCTGTCGCGCCTGTTCGCGCCGCGGCTCGTGTCGCTGTCGATTTCGGAGTCGCGCTCCGACGAGGCGGACACCATCGATATCGTGCTCGACGACTCGAAAAATGATCTGGACATTCCGAAGCGCGGCGCCACAATCAAGGCGTCGATAGGCTGGGCCGGCGAGCCGCTCGTCGACAAGGGCAGTTTCGTCGTCAACGAAATCGAGCATAGCGGGAGCCCCGACATCATCACGGTACGCGCGCGCTCGGCCGCGATGACGAGCGGCATGCAGGAGCGCCGCGAAAAGAGCTGGCATCGACAGACGATCGGCTCGATCGTGCGCTCGATCGCCGGCCGGTACTCACTCTCGCCGACAGTCGGCGACGCGCTCGCCAAAATCCTGATCGCGCACATCGACCAGACGCACGAGTCGGACATGTCGTTCCTGACGCGCCTGGCGAAGCGCTACGACGCCGTGATGAACGTGAAAGACCTACGCCTGTTGTTCATGCCGATCGGCACCGGTCAGACGGCGAGCGGCAAGCGGCTCGATGTGCTCGAACTGACGCGCGCGAGCGGCGACAGCCATCGTTACCACGTGTCCGAGCGCGAGAACTATGCGGCCGTGCGCGCGCACTACCATTCGAACGGCCGCGCGAAGCGAAAGTCGGTCATCGTTGGGGGCGAGAACAACAAGAACGTGAAGGTGCTGCCGGAAGATTACGCAACGGAGGCGGAAGCGCGTGCGGCCGCGCAAGCGGAGTTCAAGCGGATGCAGCGCAGCCAGGCAACGATGAGCTACACGCTCGCGCGCGGCCGCGCCGAGCTGTTCCCTGAAATGCCCGTCGTCGTGTCAGGCTTCAAACCGGAAATCGACGAGACGCCGTGGCTCGTAAAGAAGGCGACGCATACGATCGGCAACGTCGGCTTCACGACCGCGCTCGAGCTCGAAATGCGCGATGACCCCACGACCGATCGACACCGTTCACACTTCAGGCGCACGAGCAAGTAGAAGAGGGTGGTTATGGATCGTTGCCGCGCCAGCGGTATGCTGGCGAGTCCGTGTCGGTGAAGACGCCACCTGATCGCCATGATTTCCATGACCGCGGCAAATCGACGGCAAGGAAGCGCCATTTCGCCAGAATGGCGGCAAACGTGCCTTGCGCCTTTGAAAACTGGATCTTGTCAGCGACGTTCCAGCCGCGGACGTACATGCGAAAGCTTCTTTGGCTCGACAGATATTGCGGCGCGTGCACGCCGACCCACGCGAGAATTTCGGCGGGCGTCACGTCGGGCGCGGACGGATCGGGCTCGATCGTCGATTCGACAGGGATTTCGTCAGCAAGAGCTTGATTTGCCGCTTGCGAAGTGTTTGCCTCGACTTCGCGCAGTCGCAGCAATTCGACCCGATGCCAAGGGATCGGTGAGCGACCGGCAATGTAATTGCGAACGCTCCGCGTGCAACACCGGAGCTTTTCGGCAATTTGGCGGATGGTGAGGCCGTCAGTCAGCGCGAGGAAATCAGGCAGCGCGCCGTGACGGGGAGCGGCGGCATTCATTGGGGAGGACTGCGTTAGATTCTGTAACGATTTGTAAATATGTTTACAAATCCTCGAATCAAGCTGACAAAACTAACAGTCAAGCGACGTGCCCAAAAGAAATGCCAGTTCCAGTTAGCTTCAGTGATTTGACATAATATCAATTATCGACATTTCAGGCGCAAGAGCAAAAGTTGTCATGTCGCATCTGGGCAAAGTTGAAATGTCGTAGTTCGAGGGTTTCGGCGCATGCTGCCGGCGGTTTGAACTGCCGGAGCGCATCGTGGGCCAACTTTGAATTGATCACCATGAGCATGCGGGAGCTGGATCGTCTGAAGGTTGTGGAAGCCGTGATCGAGCAGCGTCTGATGCCTCGGCGAGCGGCCGAGCGACTCGGGCTGAGCACGGCGCCCGCATCCGGAAGCGAAACCGCACCGAAGCGCTTCACGCGTTCGCCGCGGTCACGGTCACGACCAAGATCACGGCTACGGCGCGAATCTCAACGTATGCCGCGCGACGCCGGGCAAGAACGGCGTCGGCTCCGCGCGCACCCACGCATCGTGGCCCGCGAGGAAAAACGGGCTCAGCGGATGCCCGCTCTGCCCGCCCGGCATGTTGAAGATCCCGAATTCCTCGTGCCCCGGCGACACGACCATCCGCTCGGATTGCCCGAAATCCGGCGCGGCGACGCGCGGCATGTGCGAATCACCCGGCATCTGCGCGGCCGGCGCCGTCAGCCATCCGCCGAGCAGCGGCAGGCTGCCGGCGAACGGATGCGCGATCCGCAGCGTGTTGCGCGCGCCCCAGCTCGCCCGCGCGAGCGGCGCGCCGTCGGCCGTGAGCGCGGCGATGGTCCGGTCGATCGCGATCAGTTGCACGTCGCGCCAGCTCGACGCGCCGGCCGGCAGCCAGCCCGGCGGCTGCGCGTCGAGCAGCCGCGCGACGACGGCCGGCCAGCGCAGATTCGCCAGCTCGTAGTCCGCGCCCGCATCGACTTGCTTCAGGCGTGCGTTCAGCCCGTCGAACGTGACGTCGTACAGCCGATACAGAAAGCCGCGCGCGAGCGTGTACCCGACCGAGTCGACGCTCGCCCGGCCCGTCCAGCCGTGCTCGAGCAGCCGGCGGAATTCCGCGCGCGACGGGTGGCCCGCGAGCGCCGCGTCGTCGAGCACGCGCAGCGCGCGGTCGCGCCACTGGGCGATGAACAGCGCACGATCGTCGAGGTCGATCCGATACGCCGCTTGTTCGTCGGTACGGCCGAGCGCCGTCAGTCCGTCGCGCAGCTGGGTCGCCCGCGCGCCGAGATCCGTGCCGCCATCGCCGATCAACCGGTATGCGTCGCCCGCCAACTGGCGGCTGTTCGCGGTCCAGAGCTGGCCGCCGGACGGATCGACGACGCGCGGATACGCGTCGGGCGGCAGCAGCGACCGCCACGCCGCGCCCTCGCCGCCGCGCGGCGCGCGCCGGTCCGGCAGCGCGCCGGCGATGGTCCAGCCGATTCGCCCGGCGCGGTCGCCGACCACGATGTTCTCGGCCGGAATGCCGAGCGTATTCGCCACGCGCATCGCGCCGTCGACGTCGACGGCGTCCGCGAGGCGCGCGAGCCCCAGGTTCACCGCGCCCGGCAACTGCGCGACCCAGTGGACCGCATAGGGCCGGCCGCCGATTTCCCGCACCGGCCCGACCGTCGTTTCCAGCACGGTCAGCGAAACGGACGCGCCGCCGCGCACCCGGATCGATTCGACGTACCGGCGCGCGACCTGGCGCGCGCCGCTCATCCGGAACGCCCGCGAATCGTCGCCGTCGCGCTCGAGCGGCACGAGGTCGAGGCAATCCGCGTAACCGACCGTCAAGCCCCATGCGACATGCCCGTTGCTGCCGGCCACGATCGCCGGCAGCCCGGCGAGCGTCACGCCGACGGCCCGCCGCACGGGCGCCGCGCCGCCCGGATAGGTGAAGGCCGCGCGATACCAGGTGTTCGGCAGGCCGAGCACGAGGTGCATGTCGTCGCCGACGATGGCCGCGCCGCGTGCGCTGCGGCTGCCGGCAATGGCCCAGTTGTTGCTGCCGACCGACGAGCGGAAATCGAGCGATGCGCGCTTGGCCACGCCGTCGCCTGCGGCGCGGAACCAGTCGGGCGCGGCGTCGGGCAGCGGCGCGGGCGCTTCGTCGATGCGCGGCGCATCGAGCGGCGCGTCGAATCCGCTCGACGACGGCAGCAGGAAGGCGCGCTGCTGCTGCGTCGCGTGCTCCGTCAGCCAGTTGCGCGCGATGTCGCGCGACGCGAGCGTGCCCTGCACCTGAAAGTACATCGCCCAGATCACGAGCAGCGAATCTTCGGGCCGCCACCGCGCCGGCGGCTCGCCGAGCAGCGCGTATTCGAACGGCCGGGCGCGCAGCGCGGCGAGCCCGTCGTTCACGCCTTGCGTGTAGCGTTCGAGCAGGCGCCGCTCGTCGGGCGGCAACTGCGCGAACGCCGCCGCGGCGCGCGCGCGAAACCGGAACAGCCGGTGCTCGCGATCGAATTCCAGCGCGGCGGGCCCGAGCAGCTCCGCCAACTCCCCTGCTCCGGTCCGGCGCAGATAATCCATCTGGAAGAAGCGGTCCTGCGCATGCAGGTAGCCGATGCCGTAGGCGGCGTCGAAGCGGTCGCGCGCGGCGACGGTCGGCACGCCCGCGGCGTCGCGTTCGATCGTCATCGGGCCGCCGAGCGTCGGCGCGCGCACGTCGCCGTCGAGCCGCGGCAGGCTCGCGCGCAGGAACAGCGCCGCGCCGGCCGCGACGAGCAGCGCGCCGAGAAGAATGACGCCGGGCAGGATCTTGAGCCACCGCGGCAAGCGGTTCGTGCGAGATGCCATGAGTACGCGATTTCCTGAGACGGGACGGGGAGACGGGTTGGCGCCGCGCCGCCCGCCTCCGGAGCGCGGCGGCACGCGGCGCTCCGAGGCGGGCGGCGGCGGGCGCTCGGGCGCCGCTCAATGCTTGGAGATCAGGTAGCTGCCGAGCGCCAGATAGTCGATGTCGGTCTTCATGAACGTGTTGATCGCATCCTGCGGCGTGCACACGATCGGCTCCGAATCGTTGAACGAGGTGTTCAGCAGCAGCGGCACGCCCGTCAGCGCGTCGAACTCGGAGATCAGCCGGTGGTAGCGCGGATTGTCCTGCGCGTACACCGTCTGCGCCCGCACGGTACCGTCGAAGTGCACGACGGCCGGAATCCGCTCGGCTTTCTCCGCGCGCACGCGCGAGGTCGTCAACATGTACTTGCCGGCCGCGACGCTCGCGCTGCCCTCGAACCACTCTTCCGCGCGCTCGCCGAGGATGCTCGGGCAGAACGGGCGATACAGCTCGCGGTGCTTGACCTTCACGTTCATCAGCTCGCGCACCGCCTTGTTGCGCGGGTCCGCGAGCAGGCTGCGGCCGCCGAGCGCGCGCGGGCCCCACTCCATCCGCCCGTTGAACCAGCCGACGATGCTGCCGTTCGCGATCAGTTGCGCGACTTCCTTCTCGATGTCGACTTTCCGGTACGCGAGGTTCGTGCGCCGCAGCACCGCCTCGATCTCGCCGTCCGAATACTCGGGGCCGAGATAGGCGTGATTGAACACGTATTCGCGCGGATGGCCGAGCACCTGATTCCAGATCAGGAACGCCGCGCCCATCGCGGTGCCCGCGTCGTTCGACGCCGGCTGGATGAACACGTCGTCGAACAGCTTCTCGCGCACGATCACGCCGTTCGCCGCGCAGTTCAGCGCGACGCCGCCCGCCATGCACAGGTGCCGGTAGGTCGTGCGATCGAACTTGCGCAGGATGTGCAGCAGAACCTGCTCGGTGAGCAGTTGCAGCCCCGCGGCGACGTCGACGTACGCCTGCCAGTTGTCGGTGTCGAAATCGACGGGCGTGTGCCGGCGCGGCAGCCCGAACAGCGCTTCGAGCGTCGTGAAATCGGGCGATTCGTGGCGCAGCACCGCGAGATCGACGCTCATGTTCTCCTTGTCGGTGACGATCCGCGAGAACAGCTCGATGGTCTTCGCGCCGTCGCCGTAGGCGGCGAGCCCCATCACTTTGGACGCGTCGTACTGGCTGAAGCCGAGATACTTCGACAGCTTCTCCCACACGAAGCCGAGCGAGTTCGGGAACAGGAAATCGTGCACCTTCCTGAGCGTCGTGCCGTCGCCGTGATAGAGCGACGTGCTCGCCCATTCGCCGATGCCGTCGACCACGAGCACGGCCGCCCTCTCGAACGGCGACACGTGGAACGCGCTCGCCGCGTGGCAGTCGTGGTGCGGCAGGAAATGGAACTCGCCGGCGAAGCCCGCGTCCTCGATCAACTGCCGTCGCGACGACAGCACGCCTTCGGCGAAATTCAGCCCGCCCTCGAGCGTCTGATAGCTTTCCTTGTCGAGCGGCCATGCGTGCGCGCCGCCGTTCGCCGAGCGCCACGACGCGACGCCCTTCTGCAGGATGTCCGGGCTGAACGAGTAGCCGATGTGCGCGCACGCGTCGAGGCCGATGCCCGCCGCGTCGAGACACTTGCGGATCGCCTTCCACGGCAGCTGGCCGGTCGTCTCCGGCGTCGAGAGCTTGCCGTGCTTGATCCGGTTCAGGCGCTCTTCCTCGATCGCCATCACCACCTGGCCGTCCTTGACGAGGCAGGCGGCGGACTCATGATATGCAGCGTTGATGCCTAGTATGTACACGGTGACGTCCTTTCTGATTGTCTCGATGGTCCGCTTCTCGATGTGCGCGCGTTCCGGCCGGCGGCAAGCCGGAACGCGCCGTCATTCGCGTCAGGCACGCCCGGTCAGCAGCGTTTCCAGATAGCGAATGGTCGGGTTCTCGTAAAACTGGCGCAGCTGGATCTTCACGCCGTAGCGGCGGCCCACCTCCGCGACCATCTCGATCGCCTTCAGCGATTGCCCGCCCAGCACGAAGAAATCGTCGGTCACGCCGATCTGCCCGACTTGCAGCAGGCGCTCCCACAGGTCGGCCAGCTCGCGCTGCAGCGCGGTGCTGGCCGCCTGCCTGCCCGGCTGCTCGTCGACTTCGATCACCGGCAGGTTCCGCGCGTCGACCTTGCCGCTGTCGGTCAGCGCAATGGCGGGGAGGAAGTGAACCTGGTCGGGGATCATGTAGTCGGGCAGCGACTGGCGCAGCCACGCGCGCACCGCATCGCGCGTCAGGTACGCATGGGCCGGCGCGCCCTGCCCGCCCGCGTCGGCGGGCTCGGCGGGCTCGGCGGCCGCGCTCGCGCGCAGCAGCCGCGCG